GACGATGCCAAGGAGTACCAGACCATCGTTCGGAAACTGGCGACCGCCAAGAAGCTGCTCGCCAAGGTGTCCGAGCAGCGGGTCACGTCCTACAGGGCGTGGATCGGCAAGCAGCAAAAGGCCGCCGAGGCTGCTGGCCGGGGACCGGCTGATGCCGATTCTCTCAACCAAATGCAGATGGCAAAAGATGTGGTCCTTGGCTGGTTGAAGGACACGGCCACGTTGTCCCTTCGACCGGGAACCCGTGTGTGGCCGGAAGTCAAGCAAGCGGTGAAGGACCTCCCGCACATGACGGCACGCGAGATGGATGAGGTCGCCGGGGCTTTCTCTGTCATCGACAACGCCGCATACTTCGTCTGGCAAAAGACCGAATGGGCCGAGCAGGTCGTCGGCTACTGCGAGAAGTGGGTCGAGTTCTACAAGCAGAACGACCGCTCGCCCCAATACTCTGAGCAGGACAAGTGGTTGAAGTCGGCCGCGTGGAAGGTGGCCGCCAAGCGGACCACCCACCTAGAGGGCAAGAGTGGCTTCACGGCCTGTGGGGAACGCGCCCACGACGACACTCTCGTAGAGTCCGTGAAGGATGCCACCTGTCACTACTGCAAGCAGGCGTGGGAGAAGCATCACTAATGAGCCAGCCCCTCGTGACCCGCCCCGCCTACGGTCACGGGGGGTCCTCTATGCCTACCGCCGAGTCCAAGTTGCCGGGCGGCGGCCCCTCTGACAGGGGGCTACCGCTCGACTCCTCGATCCCTGGCTCCAAGACGTACTCCAAGCCCGAGGGGGATGTCCGTCAGCCCAGCAAGGATGACGAGAGCATCTACAGGGTCGATAACGCGGATGACCTCACCAAGGATCGCTCACGCATCGACACCGTGGAGGACAACGCCGACAAGCACGACGGCATCGGTGAGATGGGCAAGGGGGAGTGGGACACCACCAACAAGACCCGCTACCCGTATCGGGACAAGCGCCCCCACGAGCATTACGCCTCGGTGGACCCCGAGATCGTCGTCCAACTCTGGAACCTGCGGAGCGCCCACGAACTGGTCCTCGCCCCCGAGGTACCCGTCAAGGTAGCCGTCAAGATTTCCGAGATCATGCGCGGGGTCAACAAGCGGACCCTGTGGAAGTCGGGCCTCTGTCGAGTTGCCATCAAGCGGAAGGACCCTGGCAACCTGCGGTGGATTTTCGCCGTCAACTGTGGGAACGGCCCGAAACTCGTGAACCTCAAGGCGGCCCGTTCCAAGAACATGACTCGCATGGCCCGCATGGAAGTGCGGGTCAAGTGCAGTTGCCCTGGGTGGCGGTGGCTTGGCCCCGAGTTTCATGCGAAGGGGCAGGGCTATCAGGACGGCCCCACCCGAGGCACCGCCAGCACGCCAGACATCAAAGACCCCGACAGGCACAACCGCGTCTGCAAGCACGTTGCGGCTGTCATGCGGGAAATCAAAGAGTGGGTGGTCCCGCTACCCGCCAAGAAAAAATGAGGATCAGGATGCCCCTGTACGATACTCGCTGCCAAGACTGCCAGACCGTCGTTGCCCGCAAGTTGTCCTTCCAAGTCTATGAGTCGGTCACGGAAGGCCGTAGCCGACTTTCCTGCATGGGGTGCGGGGGTCAACTCGACCTCGTGTTTTCGCCTGGCGACGTTCGGTTCGTCCTCAAGGATGGGGAGTCGGGTGGCTGGATCAGCAAGGCCATGAAGGAGAACAAGTACAGGGCGGCACGGCAGGGCGTCATGGAGCGTCGGCAGCGGGATCACGCTCCCAACCCCAAGTTGGTGCCAAACTTCGCTGGTGAGACGCTGGGATCGTGGTCGGAAGCCCGACAGGCTGCCTACGATAAGGCGTACCAGGAAACCAAGGACACCTCCGCAGCCCGTGAGGCGTCCTCCACCTATGATTCACTTGTCAAGAAGGAAGGGTAGTGATGAACCGCACCCTCACAGTCAGCCGCCGTCGAGCGGGCATCGTCGATACCTACGTCCCGAGGGTCACGGGTGTTGTCGGTTATCGTTTGAAGGCTGCCACCAACTTCGACGCCGCTTTCTCGACGATCTTTACGTCCACGAACGTCGGGTTTGTGGGTGAGGGTGTGGATCAGCGGGTGCTGGAGAGCCAGCCCGTCAACGGCAGGGTCCGTATGGTCTGGGACCCCACGGACTATGGCCTCGACGACAACCAGCCCATCTGGGTCAAGTTGTATCACGTTGACGCTGCCGCCGTTGAAACCCAAGTCTCGGCCTGCACGCTCATCACCCCTGACGAGACTCAGTTCTTGAGCCGTGGTGCGGGCCACCTGATGCTGCGGGGTACGGCCCCGTCGGCAGCCGATGTGGGTGGCTCCCTGCAACTCGATCTGCCCCGCCTCCAGACGGATTGGCGGGTTTTGAACGAGAGTACCACCCGAGGGGCTTTTGTAGCCTTCGAGCCGGGCGGTCCCGAGAACTACCTTCCCGCCAACTCCCAGACCCCACAGTTGATCAGCTTCAAGGCCAACTCTGGGAGCATCTGGATTCGGGGTGACGCCGGAACCGTCATCATGTCGATCCACACCACCAACTCCAACCCGCTCTAGTCGCGGTTTCTTTTATGCAGCCGTCATTTCGACGGGACCTGCCCCACACTTAGGAGCCTCGGATGCTACGACTCATCCATAACCAGACTGTGAACGCCTCGATCCTCGTTGACGACATCGACGATGGTATCCCCAACAAGATGACCCACCGTCTGGGCAGCACGGGCGATCCGAAGGCTTACGAGCGGGATGGGTACGCGCAACTGCCCAAGCAGCCCTGCTACATCCCCCAGACGAAGCCGACCAACCCGGCAATCTCGGGCTACATCGACCTGCGCCAGACCGAGCGTGTCACGCTGTCGTCTGGCAAGGGCAAGATCAAGAAGCTGTCGGACGCTGGGTTCATCACCGTGGTGTCGTTCACTATGGATGACGTGGCGGCTCCTGCGATCACGGTGGCCGACCTCGGTACCCCTGGCGTTGGTCAAATCACCATCACGGGTACGCGCCTCCTGTCGCTGGCCCCCAATGAGTCGGCGGTGCTGGTGACGGGTACGGGTGGTCCGCTGACCCTTACCCAGACCGCCATCGTTGCGGCGGGCGGTACGTTCTCGAACACCAGCATCGTCATCCCAGCCGCTCTGGTGCCGGGTGTGGCTCTGGCGACCACTTCCGTGAAGGTGCTGGCCGACGATCAACTTTCCAACACGCTCGCCTTGGTCTAACGGTGTCGTTCAGCCTGCTACCGTGGATTCTCGACCAAGAGAGCGAGCAACTAAAGCTCGTCGAGAAGCGTTGGCGGCCCACGAATCTCCTGTACGTTTCTCAGGCGAGGAGTCTCTTACAGGACATCAGCAGGCGCTACCGGCTGCTGGTATCGGCCCGAGACGAGATGGAGATGCTCGACCGAGCCGCCAAGTACATCCAACTCCTCTCTCGGATGAGGGTGTACCTGCGACAAGCACACTTCACTTGGAAGGGCGACCAACTGGTGTTCGTGAGAGCGGTCGCAGGGTTCTACAGTGACTTTTCCTACATTTTGAGGCTCATCAAGGAAGATACCGCCAGGGGCCTCATCACTACAGAGTGACCAAGGAGACAAGACAATGCGTGTAGGCGTGATTCGTGGAGACTTGCCGGGTTCGGTTTTTGTGGCCGACCTTGAGCCGACCTCTCAGACCAACTTCCCCACCGAGCCTGCGGGTCAGACTCGGTACATCGCTCGCCCGACCGCCGTGACGGTGGGGCCGTTCATCGCTACCCTTCCGGCGACTCTCGTGAGTGCAGGAAACATCTCGTTCCCTGTGACGATCAACGCGGGCAATCAGACCCTCAAGATCAAGGGTGCGTCGGCTGACCCTTACACGTCCGTCACGGTGGCGACCGGCGTGTATGCGAACATGACGGCTCTCTTGGTGGCTGTGAACGCGGCCCTGCTGGGTACGGCGTTCTCGGCGGTGGCGTTTTCGGCCACCAAGCTGACCCTGCGGACGACGGCGACCGGCGAGGGTGTCCGTATCCAGTACGACACCACGGCTGGTGGATCGACCTTCAACACCCCTGCGGCTCTCGCGGCTGGTGGTGCAAACTTCACGGTGCCGTCCGCTGGCTCCTACATCACCGCGACCCTGCCGGTGGGTGGTCCGTTGGATGTCAGCACCGCGACCATTCGGGCCTCGCTGGGTGGGGGTACTACGGCGGCACAGGTGACGGCCGCCGCCGACCTCATCGCTCCCAAGTTCGTGGAGTCCAACACCGCCCTTGAGAGTTTCCTCGTCGGTGATCTGGCGGCGCTCAAGAGCGCGTCTTTCAACCCCGATCCGACCCGCATCCCTGCGTTTACGCCGGGTGCTGCCATCACGGTTGTTGCGGATGATGGCTCCACGCCGTTTGCGTATGCGGCGACCGCCCTGACGAACGGCCAGGTCAATACCCCTGTCGCTGGTGCGGTCACTCTGACGGGTACCTCGCTGGCTGGCGTCGGTACTCCGAACTCGGAGATCGAGGAAACCAAGGTCGCCTTCTACCTACCTGGTGGCGTCAAGTCCCTCACTCAATACGCCATCGTGGCGGCTGGCGGCACCGTGTCGGCCACCCTCATTGTGATTCCGGCCTCGCTGGTTCCGGCTGGCGTTGTGGCGGGTATCCAAGCACAGGTCCAGTTCAAGAGTTTCGTGACCAACAAGTTCACGCTCATCTAAAGGCGAGCCTGAGCCTCAATACCTAGATGGAGATGCAGATGTCGGGAAAGAGCGTAACGCCAGAGTTCAAGACTTCGGACCTCTACTTCGCGGCCTACCTACAGACCGCTGGGGTCGAGTTGAAACGGACGGACCGCCATGCCGATACCGGCAAGGTGTTCTTCGTCTTTGACACCACTGTATCGAACGTCGATGAACTCAAGGCGGCGTGGTTCAACAACACCGGCAAGGTCGCGGCGAACCCCTACGCCCACAACCTAAAGACGTTGAAATCGCTCTGTCACATGAAGTGACATCTGATCTCACTAGGAGTCTGCACCCATGCCCGCCAAGTCATACACACACGACAACAACGTTCTCAACTTCTTCCTCCGCAACAACCCTGGCGGGCTGACTCCCTCTGCGACTGTGTACGTTGCCCTCCTCACCTCGGCTCCTTCAAGCCCTGGTGACACGGGAACAGAGGTCGCGGACGCCTATGGATATGCTCGAACGGCGGTGACGTTCTCGGCTCCTGTCAATGGGCTGACCCGTAACTCTGCGCCCGTCACTTTCCCCGTGGCGACTGACACTTGGGGTACTGTGGTGGGTGCCGCCATTTATACGTCGGGCACCCACGGGGATGGGACGATGCTCTATTACGGCACCCTCAACAACCCCAAGTTGGTCGAGAACGGGGACACGGCTCAATTTGCTACGAACACGTTGTCGATCACCGAGCAGTAAGGGGGTCCGACATGGCTATTGTCGATCTGGATATGGATGTCTTTGACACCGACTCGACGGCCGAAGTCGGGCAGAGTTGTCAATGGGCCTTGGCGGTGGACTTTGGGGCCGGTCCCTACAATAGCTCGCTCGTTCTCGCCAACCTACGGGTGACCCCTCGGCCACGTCGGATGCTACCGCCTCCCCGCCCGCCGTTACTGCGTCAGATTTTGCAGCCCCCTAAGACTCCCCAGGTTTCGGTTAGCCCGCAGGCCAAAACTGACCGCCCCATCACAGGTCCGACCTCCTTGGTTGCCCCCAAGACACCCCCGCGAGCCACACCGTCGTCTCCGCGACGTTACCGCTGAGTGGGGACAGGGTGCCGAAGGTTGACCTCCAAGTAATCATGCAAGCCGAGGGAGCGGTTCATCTACGGATGGGTCGCTCCCTCGGCTTAGGCGTCGGGGTGGTATCGGAATCGAGTCAGGCGATGGTTCGACTGCCTCCCAAGACACCCCCTGGCACCCTTCACATACAAGACCTACAGGTGCGAAAGGAGCCGTCCTAGCGAGCGGTTTTTGTCCTATGCTGCGCGGGGGATAAGCCACCTTTAGACGCCCCACCTACTCGAAGGTGGACCGACGAGAAGGGAGGGGTGCGTTGAGATCGCTAAACTTCCCCTTCCTAAGCCGCTTCATACCGGCCCGAAGGTATCGGACGGAACAGCCCCTTGTCGGCGTTGTGAACGGCCTCAACACCACCTACACGCTGCCAGACAACGCTCAGTTTGTGCAGGAAACACCCTACATCCAAATTGTCGTGTTCTTGAACGGCGTCAGACTGCTACTCCGAGACGATTATTTTGTTTTGGAGGGCGGTGGTACGGGTACCGGCTTCGACACGGTGCTGCTCGTCGAACCCCCAAGGCCGGGGGACAAACTCGTGGCCGACTATGTGGTGGTCAGCTAACCCTTCGGGAGAGACTTCATGGCTCGTACATTCATCCGGCAAGCAACCCAAATCCGCAAGTCCGACGCCTACACGGACAACGTAGCGCCCTCGTTGGCGAACTACGAAACCAACCCCGTTTCGGTCGAGGACGATCTCAACTCGCTGCGGTCGCAGGTCCACAACCTGTTGAAGATTCAGGCGGGTAACTGGTACGACGACCTGAACGCGCCGTCCGCGCTCGACGCGGGTGCCAAGCGTGGCGTGAACGACCTGAACACCGACCTGCACGCCCTTGAGCGTAAGCGCGTGCTGGTGTCCGCAGACAAGTATCTGGTCGATGTCACGGTTCCGTCCAGCCAGCAGTACGTCATCCTCGGGCCGACCCAGCTTCCCAGCAACACGACGGCGGCTGTCGGCGCGGTCACGACGGCTGGTACGGTCGTCGCGTACTTGGCCTCGTTCGGCACGGCCTCGCTCGTGGAGGTTGGCGGGTCGTCCGCGATCAGCCCGAAGAACCTTTGCGACATCGTGGATTCGGTCACGCACGACCCGATCCTGTCGGGCGGTCGCCGTATCTACGCGCTGCTTCAATCCGAGTCCAGCACGGACGGCCACACGATCACGGACACGACTCCGACCCGTGTTCAGTTGTCGTTCGTCCGCTTGAACTCGGCTGGTAACGACCTTGAGTTGGTGCCGACCGCCGACATCGAGGGCAAGGTTCTTCACTACGCGGCTGCCGAGCGCAAGGCGCTTGAGGACCTGACCGAGCAGGACTTCCTGCGTGGCGCGGTCACGGACGTTCCTGCGTCGGCCATCGTGACCCGTCAGGTCGCCTACGACGATCAGGGCAGCACGCCCGTCAACGTGACGACCAACTCGACCCTCGACATTGAGGGGCCGGGCCTCTACTGGGAAATCCGTGACGACGCGGAAGCGACGATCTTCAAGATCACGGAGGGCAGCGCGGGCGGCACCACGCAGGTCTTGGTGACGGCTGACACCGACACCTTTGAGGTCGATGCCCTTATCAACGACTTTGACAATGGCGTGAAGGTTGCGACGGGTACCACCGAAATCGACATCGGTGTTACGGCTGGCACGGTCGAGACTACCGGCGCGAACGACCTCAAGTTCAAGGCCGCCCAGCACTTGTTCCTGACGGACTCGCACCGGGCCGGGTCCACTTGGTCGGTTGCGGACGGCATCAAGCTGTCGAACGCCTCCTCGGAGTGGGACGATTTTGAAACCGCGTTCGGAGAGGTCAGCCTTCTGCGCGGCGTGTACCTCGCGTACTCGCAGGCCAACCGCAACGCGAAGGTCTATGCGAACGTGACCGCCGACGTGGCCGCGAACGCGGACGTGGGTGGCGTGAGCGGCGGGTCGAACCTCGACGCGCAGTTGCCCGACATGAGCAGCGGCACGTTCACGTCGTCCTACGACGTGTACCTGAACGGCAACCTGCTACAGCCGGGTGCGAACGCTTCTGCCAACAACGACTACTACCCCGGCACCAGCCTCGCCAACGGGCAGTTGAAGTTTGAGTTCGGACTCAAGACCGACGACGTTATCTGCGTGGTCCCGTACATCTAAGACCCGCACGGAGTGACCTAGATGAGCATTGAGAAGGCCGAAGTGAAGGTTGGTACGGCCAACGAGATCGGAAACCGGCTCGACGACGTGCTGGAAGGTACCACGAAGGACCTGTACCGCTTGGAGGGGGCTGCTGTCGCCTACCGCCAAGCGGTACAGGCCGTCGAGGTCGTTTCGACCGTCATCGACAAGGACATGGACGAGGGCAAGGTCGGGTTGGAGGAGGCGAGCCTCATCAAGAAGTACCTTGAGAGGGCGCGGCAGAACGTGCAGGGACAGTCCGCGCAGGCCGAACACAACCGGGTCGTAGTGCCGTGACGACGAGGAAGCCAAGGCTAACCGCCTGCGAGAGGCTGCCGAGCAGTTGGAAGCCGACCCTGACCAGTCTGTGGCCCGTCCGGTCGGTTTGCGTCCCGGTGCAACTCTCAAGGAGCGCCGATTGGCCGAGGCTCGCGCCGCTGAACAATCTTTGGTCGGCCCCCCTCCCGAGCAGGCAGCCCCCGACGAGCAGACGGTCACCGACGTTACCGCAGACCAAGATGCCACCCCTGCTCGACGTGGCGGGCGGCCTAAGAAGGTGTAGGGATGCCGCAGACTCCCGATAGACGGCCCGGAGCCTTGATCGAGGATCAAGAGATCAGGCTCATCACGAACGCTACCGGGCCGACCGTCGCTGGTGCCTTCAACTACGACGGTTCCAGTTACGTCTTTCGGGATGCCGCTGGGACGTTCAACCCGCGCACGGGCGGGACGGGACTGACCGCCGCTGACCACAAGACCCTGCGGCAACTCATCCACCTCGCGCACAACGGCCCCTTTGAGGGCTTCACGAGTGGCGCGTATCTGGAAACGACCCCCTCGGCTGACCCGTTCCCGACCTCGTTCATCTGGTACGAGAGCAGCGCCAAGCTGAAAAAGATCGTCGAGGAGACTGTCACCTACAACGCCAACAAGACCATCGCCACGAACGTCTGGAAGGCGTATGACACGGACGGCTCGACCGTGCTGGTGACGGTGACGGACACCATCACCTACTCGGGCGTCTTTGAGACTAGCCGTACAAGGGCGGTGACGTAATGGCCGGTTCACCAGTTGCGGTCCTGTTCACGACGGACGGCGTAGAAATCCCGCTCAAGGACTCGACCGCCATACCGGCTAACGCTCGCGGGGTCATGCTGGCGGGCAAGGACAGCACGACCTCCCGGTTCCTGCTCGTGGATTCGACCGGCCAACTCAAGACCGTCACAGACCAACTGCCGCCCTCGCTGGTGAGCAGCCGTCTGGACACGAACACGGGTTCTTGGCTTGGTAGCACGGCTCCGACGGTCGGCCAGAAGGCTATGGCGTCGTCCATCCCTGTCACGCTGGCGAGTGACCAGCCCGCCCTGACGGTTGGGCAGGGTACGGCGGCGGCGCTGGCAGGGTACTGGCCGGTCCGCATCACGGATGGCACCAACACGATGCCGATGATGGACACGGCGAGCCGGGCCGGGTTCCATCGCATCACGGACGGTACGACGAACGCGACGGTGACGGCGGCCAGCACGGCGGCGGTCGCCTCGGACACCGGGTTGGTCGTCAGCCTAAGCCCGAACTCCCCGGCAAAGATTTGGGACGGTACGAACACGGCGGTCGTCAAGGCGGCCAGCACGGCAGCCGCCACTACTGACCCTGCCCTCGTTGTCAGCCTAAGCCCTAACTCGCCCATCAACGCCCATATCAAGCCGACCTACGGGACGAACAACCAATCCATCACCATAACGCTCGCCAGCCTTGCCAGCAGCGCGACGGCAGCCCGTGCCTCGACGTATGTGGACAACACCACGGACCTGTTTGAGGACGCCCTGTTCTTCATCAAGTACCAGACGGTGGCCTCGGCCTCTGCGACCGGGTACTTGAACGTCTATGGGTACGCGACGGTCGATAGCGGGACGACGTACTCGGCGGGTGCCACGGGTTCCGACGCCGCACTCACAATCCGTAACCCCACGGAACTCGTCCTGCTGGTCAGCCTCCCGGCCAGCACCTCGTCCGCGCAGTACAACGCTGGCCCGTTCTCGTTCTGCCGCCTGTACGGCATTGACCGGCTCCCCGAGCGGTGGGGGTTTGTTGTCACCAACGTATCGGGACAGGCTTTGAGCGCGACGGCAGGCAACAACAAAATCTTCTGGCAGGGCGTTCGGGGAAGGTTCGTCTAGTGTCCCTCTACTTCCCCAGTTCAAGCGCATCGTGGATTTCTGTCCCGGCCTCTTACACGGCCACGCAAGACCTCACGGTTTGCCTTTGGGGCCGCCTTCAAGCCTCGACGGCCCGCTACCGCGTGTTCTGCTGCACGCGCCCCGGCGGCCTCTATCTGGCGACCGACACGGACGGCGTGACCAGCAACTTCGGGACAGACCTCATCGACGTGAACGGCCCTCAACTAACCATCGGCAAGTGGTATCACTTGGCCTACTCGATGCGGTTTATCAGCAATCAGAGCGTCGTCATTCAAGGGTACATCGACGGTCGCAAGGTGGTGACGGTCAACGAGACAGGCCGTACCTTCTTCAACTGGACGAGCATCACGATTGGGAACTCCGCGTCGGCAGGCGCACAGTCTCTTTTTGGTCACATCTCGGACGTTCGGATTTTTACTCGCGCCATGATGGACCACGAGGTTGTCCAAGAGATGCACTCTAGTCGGCCCCACCCTGCGGGGCTGATGTTGTGGATGCCTCTCGACGGATTCCGTTTGGATGCCACGGGCAGGCGCGTGGCTACCCAAGGAACGTCGGTGGTCGTGGGCGAGGGTTACAACCGCAGGCCCAACTACCGTTACCCTTCTTTCCTCAAGTAGGCGGTCATGCAGAGAATCGTGGTCCAGAACTCGGCGGCGGTCGCAGACGGCACTTGGACGGTCACTTGTATTTTCTGGTTAGGTGCGCCGCCCAACAACATCGTCCCGAGGCCCGCGTTCAAGAGCAGGGTATTGAACGTCCCGGCCGACGTGCAGGCGGCCCTTGAAGCGGGAACGCTCGTCGAGCAGGAGCAGGTCAGCCCGCTATTCCCTGCCGACTTCGACCTGTCGGATGCTCGACAGGCTTTGGAAGCCATGTATGTGAAGGCTCAGGCCGATCTTGATGCCACCAACCCCCCGGTAGCAGGCTTGGTCGGGACTCGGTTCGACGGCACATCGTGGGTGAACGGGTAGGGTTTTCCTTATCAGCCGCCCTCCATAGATACGTCAGGAGTCACCTGTGAGCGCCCAGACCCGCACAAGACTTGTCACGAACAACCAGATTGTGCTGGATATGGCCGACTTCTATGAGAACGACGGCTACACACGAGTTGTCGGCTTATCCATCGCGGGTCTGACCAGCCAAGTCTTTTACCAGAACGAGGCGCAGCCGTGGCCTCTCGTGCCAGGCCTTGGTGTGCCGGATGCTCAAGTGTCGTCGGGCCGAGTCTATTGGTCTGAGGTCGCTGGGATGCCTGGCTTCTACAATGTCCGATGGCGACCCAACGCGGTCGGCTTCTGGCGCATCATCCTCTCGTACCCCACGGGCCTCCAGATCGTCGGGCAGGAGTACGACGTCGTGAAGTCCGTGAGCGAAACCACGAGCGGCGGCAGCGGAGGACTCAAGCCGTCCTTCATGAAGCCCACCAACTGCTAAGGCGCACCCCCATGCCCAAGACCTACTACCTCGACAACAACTTCTTGAACGCTGCCCTGCGGAGTGTGCCGTTCTCTCCCCCGCCCACCATCTACGTCTCCCTCTACACGGTGGCCCCCTCGGTCAGCGGTGGCGGTACCGAGGTGACGGGTGGTGGGTACGCTCGCCAGACGGTGACGTTCAGCACCCCTGCGAACGGACAGGCTGCCAACTTGGCAGATGTGGTGTTCCCGATTGCGGCGGCGGCGTGGGGTACGGTGACGGCGTTCGGCCTCACCGACGCGCCCACGGGAGGCAACCTCCTGTACTTCAACCTCCTGTCGGTACCCCGAGCCGTCGGCATCAATGACCAGGTGCGGTTCCCCACGGGGCAACTCATCGCATCCGAGGCGTAATCAGCGATGCCGACCATCGACCTCACCGAGTCTTTGGGCGGCATTGGCGATGTCGCTGGCGCTCTGGCGTGGTCCGTATACGTTGCGGACCCGATTGGCGGCGTCGGCACTCTAACGGGAACTCCCGTCCAGACGTTCCTCGTCGGCGGCCAAGCCCAAGGCTCTGGGACGATCTGGGGCGAGCAGACCTACGCGGGGAGCGTCGAGGGTATCGGCAATACCGATGGCACCCTCGTCCAGACCTTCATCCTGCGGGGCATCGTCCGAGGGCTGGGTAACTTCCGAGACTCGGTGCCCATGCCGATCTTGGGGTACGGCTCTCTGCAAGCCTACGTCGAGATCACACAGGCTCCCAAGCCTATCTGTGCGCCCGATACACGGCAGAGGTTCCCCTTCATGGGGGTCTTTCAGAAGGGCGCTCTGGAACTCTGCCTTCGGGACGCACAGGGCAACCCATACTCGCCTGTCAGCGTCACCTATGCGATCTACGAAGTCTTGGCAGGGGGGTATCGCCAACTGCGAGGCCCACCTCGCAGGGTACCGGCCAAGGATGGGATCGGTCGCTACCATGTGACGGGCTACGCAGGGGAGTGCGGCCAGCCAGGGACTTGGCTGGTTGTCTGGAGTTGGTCGGAGGGTAGGGGCTGCGCGACCCGCGAGGAGGAGTTTGTCTTGGAGGCAGGTCCACCCATGACAAACCCCTGCGGGTGCGCCAAGTACGGTTGGGACTAGGAGGCGTTCGATGAGCGTGACGTTTTATCGCGGACAGCAGCTTGGGCGTGAGGACCTGACGATCTTCTTCACGAACGCCAACGGTACGCCCGCGAACGCCGCCGAGATCAGTTACGCCCTCTATGACTTCACGACGGGTCAGGAAGCGGTCTTGGGGTCCAACCAGCGGCAGCCCCAGAACCCTTCGGTCGGGGAATACTTCGCCAGCCTCCTCGTACCTCTCGACGCCAACATCGGGACCTACCGCATCCGTTGGACCTTCCGAGAGATTCTGGGTGGTCCGCTCCAGCAGGTTGTGCAGGAGTTCGCCATCCTCGATAGGAACTCTCCCTCCCCTGTCGCCACCATCTACACGGCTGCGGAGTCCGATCTCATCAGACGGCTCCGTATTCTGACCCGTGACAACAACCCCGACCGCAACTACCATTGGCGACCGCCCGCCCACGAGGAGACGGTCGGCCAGTTCAACCGTGTGTTCGGCTACATCTGGGAGGATGAGGAGTTGAAGGAGTACCTCGAACGCTCCCTCGACACCATCTCGCTGGCCCCTCCGTTCACCCCGTTCAGCAGCCTCGATACGCTGGTCAACCAGTACCCCGCTTGGCGCACCCTGTTGTTGACGGGGGCCATGATCCACGCCCTTCAAGCCCTGCGGCTCAACTGGATCGCGGACGAGTTCGACTACAGCATCGGCGGTGTCAGCCTGACGCTCGACAAGTCGAGCAAGTACGAGGGGGCGCTCTCGACGGCCTCCGACCAGTTCGACAAGCAGCTTGAGAAGGCCAAAATGACCATCAACATCATCAGAGGCGTCCAGCAGCCTCGGTACGGTGTGGGTATCCGCAGCGCGTTCGGCCCCTACGCCGGTCGAGGAGTTTTGTCGCCCCGCAAGTTCGTCGGCCTGTAGTCGGTGTAAGAGAGGTGGTATGAAGCCGCCTCTCAAAGCCAACCGCGTACTCCATCGCTGCCTCTGCGGACACGCGGCACCCAACTACAGCCAGTACAGGAAGCATCTGGCCCGCTGTCCCGAGTGGCGTGATAGACCAAACCCGAGGGGCATGGCGATCTGGAGGTGGCATAAGTCCACCGAGGCACCCAAGCCCGTTGGGGTACCGACCGTCGAGGAACTTGAGGGCGACGAGAGGTTCCGTCAGGTTCTCGAACGCAACGGGATGCCCGCCAAGGTGTTCGCTGCCGTCCTACAGGCACTTGAGAAGCGTCGGTTTTCTCGATAGACCTTTTATGAGGTCTGCAAGATTAGGTCTGCGGAGTTTTCCCTTCAACAGAGGTTCCCATGTCGCTTGTTCCGGCCACCGTTGTTCGCCGTTTTCTCGCCAAGAGGGCGAGCTTCGGCGTCCTGTCAGACGACCGCTTCCGTCCTCCCGCTTCCATCGCCAAGGCCGTGGATACGGGCAAGCTGGATGCCAAGGTTCTTAGCTTCTGGAAGCACGTCGTCGAGGCTCACGGCGATCACTTCAACTACGCGGTGGCCGTCAAGCATTGGCGTAACAAGTGCGCGAAGATGAACTACGCCCTGCCCGAGGAGTTCATCAAGGGTCTGGGTGGTGAGGGTTCGCAGGGTGACTTCTCTGCCAAGACCGGCGAGCAGGTCGAGGAGTGGGTGAAGGAGAAGATGAAGTCTGAGGGTCTGTTGTCGGACTTCGGCCCCGTCGCGCAGGATTGGCTCAACCAGATCAACCACTTCGAGCGGTTGGTCGCGGACGCCCAGGCCCTCATCGAGAAGCACATGACGGGCATCGCGGAGGGCAACCGCGTCAAGCAGCGTCAGGAGTGGCTTGAGATCGCCAAGAAGGACTTGGAGGAGGCTCAGGCCGAACTCGACAAGTGCCGTAAGGCGTTGCACGAGTGTGAGGAGCAGGCGAACCGCCACAAGACTCACCATGCTCCGACCGTTGCCTTCGAGGACGCCTTCCAATCCATGATGAAGGCCGCCCTCACGGCTCTCAGCAAGGATGATGTCATCAAGTCCGTCCAGAACGCCCTCGCTGCCTTTGAGAAGGGTCTGTCGCAGGACACCAAGACGGCCGGTGTCCTTGGCGACTTCGCCGCGAAGTTGTGGCAGAAGGTCACTGGTCTGTGGTCGCAGTTCAAGGGCTGGGTGTCCGACCTGTTGGGCTTGAACAAGCAGTTCAAGTCGCTGATGGACAAGGCCAACGCCTAGTGTAGAGTGACGGTGGGCTTCGGCTCCTCGGGGTCGAGTCCAGCCTCAAGCCGCACGAGTCCCTCGCGGATTCGTGCGGTTTGCTTTTTGATGTCACGCAGCTTCAACCAGACGTCGAGTTGAATCTCCAGCCGTCGGTCTTTGGGGGCGTACACAGACCTGTGGTACACGACGTCGCCTTCGACGTTCGTAGCGAAGAACGTGTAGCGGCTCGTCTCATCCCCCTCGGGGCTGACACACAGGTTGGGGTCCAACTCGTTCTCGACGCAGATACGGTTGAGTTCGTAGAGGCCGCCGCCCGTCAGTTCGTCGATCTGTTCACGCATCTTTGACAAATCCATCTCGGTACTCTCCTGTGGGACCACCACGGTCCCTGCCTGTGATAGGAAGCGAACACGCTGGAAATCAACCAGCGGGGAGGCCCAAATGAGTGATGAGAAGAAGTTGACCCCGAGCGACCCCGTGGACACCGAGACGAGGAAGCGGTTGGAGGAGTTGTCCGCTGCCCGTTACGAGTTGGGGGAGAGGCTCCTAGAGATCGAGCAGGAGAAGGTGCGCCTGCTGGTGGCCGCCAACAGGGTCGATGAGGAGCGAAGCCGTCTCTTTGAGAAGGTTCTCATGGAGCGCGGGTTGCCGCCCAACACCCCCATTGAGATCGAGGCCCAGACAGGTGCCCTCAAGGTGTTGCGTGCCCCGCCCCCCGCTGCGGAAGCCGCCCCTACGGCGTGACGGTTCCTCTTGTCGAGTGGCATGAGTGGGGTGACCCATGCCGTACTCAACAAACCGTGACCGTAATCCATCGTCCCTAGAGATCACCCGTGCGCCGTGGCCGCTGCCCCCTCTCAACCTGTTCTTGACGAGTGGGTGGCGGCCAGGCGTGTACGATCTTCGATGGGATGACCCATCTGCCCTGTCGCTCAACAGCGATTGGAACCTCGTGGGCGTCAACGTCTATCGGAGTTTCGACTCCGAGTTTGGCCCCTACCACCGGCTCACGCAGGTACCCGTCGGGACAACCTTCTGGCGGGACCAGACCGACGTGGAGTTGGTAGAGGAGTTCGTAGTCCCGTCTAGTTGGATGTACTTTGGGAAACCTACCTCCGAGGAGGGTCCCACACGGTACTCGTTCAAGACCCTCTATGCGCCCATCGTGAAGGCGGGGTCCCAGAACACCCCCACGCAGGACCCCGACGACGTTATGGTGTTCGTCGGAGATCGACGCGCCCGTGTTCTAGCCGTCGATGGGTTCTCGGGAGAGGTGCAGATCGACCCCCGTGAGTTCTCGAACGTAGCCTTGCAGAACTACGATCCGGCCGTCCTACCTGCCAACAAGGCCGAGAAGGTTACGGTCAGTTACCGGCGAACCAAGTCGCTGCTCCGTACTGACTTGGCCCAGCGGGTCTTTTACCGTGTCTGCGCGGTGGGCATCCCGCCTGGCTGTCGTCTGAGCGACCTGTCCGAAAGCGACTTCATCGAGACACCGCTGGAGAACGCTGCGGCGACCTCCAACCAAGAGATCGAGAAACTCGACTTCATCTGGCGGGAGGCCGTGCGCCGGAACCGCTGGATTTTGGAGCAGGGTGGCGAGCGGGTCCGACTGTTCCTACGCAAGAACGTCGGCCTACCCTGTCCCTGCATCCCCGACACCCACCACAAGCAACCGCAGTCCGATTGTCTGCGGTGTTACGGGACGGGGTTCCTTGGCGGCTACGAGGGTCCATACGAGTCCATCATCGCCCCCGACGATGCCGAGAAGCGTATCTCGCAGAAGGACATTGGCCGCACCGTCGAACACACCTACGAGGCGTGGGCCGGTCCTGTACCGCTCCTGTCGATGCGAGACTTCCTCGTGAAGATCAATGGGGAGCGGTACAGCATCGGCGCGGTCAGGATGCCGACCAACCGAGGCATGGTCCTCCAGCAGCACTTCAACATCGGCCACCTCGACGAGAAGGACATCCGCTACAAGGTCCCGATGGACAACCCTGTGCGTTACACGGCTGTTCAGTTCGGCCCCACGCCGCCCGAGGAGGGTGGTCCGACGCCCATCACCGACAAGCCCAACATCCCAGACGAGCGCGAACTCCGTGGTCGCACTAAGGTCTGGGAGAACATCGAGTATTAGCCGTGGGCAAGTTTCTCGTAAAAGCCGCCAAGCCTCGCAAGGCGTTCGCAGCCCCCGAACTTACCGTAAAGAGATCGTACAGCCGTGGGCTTACCGCCGACCCGAGTTACGACGTCGAGGCCGCCCTCGACAAACTGAGCGGCGAAATCCTCAAACGGATTCGTTCGAGGATCAAGCAGACGGCCTACTCGGATGGGGCCAAGAAGCGCCTCTCCAAGGCGCTCTCCACGCGCATCAAGGCGGCAAGCCTGCAAGTTGTCGTCAAGGACCCCCTGTGGGGCTACCTAGTGAACGGCCAGCGTAGGCAGCAGATGGCTTGGTTGCGGAAGGCCACGGCACCCATTCCCATCGTCACGGAGTCTGGTAAGGTCATCTTTCGGTCGGCTACGGCGAAGTCCTTGTCGGATGGTCGGTGGGTACACCCAGGCCGCAAGCCTCTCGACCTTGTAGACAGCGCCATCAGAGAAGCCCGCACGGTCATCAAGAAGCGGATAACCCGCGAGATTGCTTCCCAACTGCGGCGGCAAGTGAGTGGTGGATGATGCAAGGTGACGTTACGGTGGTGGGGCTGGATGTCACCACCACCATCCTTTATGACATCGGCATGGACGTTCCGCACCGGCAGGTTGTGACGATCCCTGCCAACAGGGCTACCGTCTCAAAGGACCTGTGGAGGGCTATCTCGCAGCGGCGGGTCTTTCAACTGCACGGGGGATCGGTCAGTCAAGGTCCTGTTCGGCCCACAGTCGCCCCAGCCCCTAACGTCGAGGTCTGGCAGGATAAGTGTCGGCAACTGGAGGCCGAGAACGCCAAGCTGCGGGAGATGGTCGCAACCTTGGAGCAAGCCCTACAGACGCCTCCTGCGCCCCCGCCGCCCCCACAGGATGATCGCATCGACCAAATCCTCACCCTCTTGAGGTCTGGGGTGCCCGTCATGGCCGCCAATCCCGCAGCGTCCACTTCGTCTGGGCGCACAACCTCCGTGGGGTTTGGTGTCGTGGAGGTGGATGTACCGGCGTTCATCCCTACCGAGATCAAACCCAAAGGCATCGAAGGCCGCCTCGCAGAGGTGCAGTCCGAGACGTCGGAGAACTCGTCCCTTGGTACGGCTGCGGATGCCCTCCGCAAACTGCGCCAGGGTCGGCAATAGTCTTTCTTTTCTCTCACCCCCTGTAGGAGGATTTCCCATGCACCCGCGTCAAGCCAGCCTGTTGAACTTTTCCGAGTCCGTGATGTCCCGAGTCGCCAAGCGTGGTGGCAAGAAGCAGAGTGAGGCCAAGCAGGGTGGTGCGAACCTGTTTGAGTACACCTGCTCGAAGGACGAGTCCCACCAGTTCTACCTGACCGTCAAGCAGACCAGCGGCGTCAAGTGTCCGCTTTGTGCTGCCAAGGCCGGTGGCCGTCCCGAGAAGGAGACGCTGGCTGATCTGGGCAAGGAGTTGAAGAACAAGGGCAAGAAGGCCGCCCTCATGGACATCCTCGCTGGGATGGATGACTAATGCTGAATGACCTCCACTCGACCTACGCCCTTTTGCACGATCCCCTCTCCTACAACTACTTGAAGGACGGACCCCCCTACCTACCGGGTATCGTGGGCGGGAAGGTCGCTGCTCACGGGGGCGAGGTTGGTGGATGGGTCCGACAGGCGGCCCTACAGGTCGGTACCGATGTGGAGGTCGCCTTCCAGCATTGTGTGGCTGACTTCGGCGGCACCCCTATGGCCGAGTTGGCCGTACTGCTGGCGAGCCTTCGGGCCGAGGCCATGATCCACCAGGCCCACCATTGGCAGACTCGGGGCCAGACCTACTACGGCGACCATCTGCTGTTTGAGCGTATCTACGGCGAAGTGAACGGCCTCATCGACGGCTTGGCCGAGCGTGCCGTCGGGAAGGGCGACACCATCTTGGTGCAGCCCCTCCTCCAGATGAGCCACATGATGACGTTCACGAAGCTGTTTTACAGCGATGCCCCCGTGCAGCCGACCCCGCAGGAGATGCCGCTGCTGTCGTGGCGGGCGCTCATGAAGTCAGCGGTCCTCATGCAACTCGCCTACGCAGCCCTTGAGGACAAGGGGCTGCTCTCCCACGGTATCGACAACCTCTTGCAGGGCATCGCAGACAAGCAGGAGTCCCTCGCCTACCTGCTCAAGCAGCGGTCCTCCATGAAGGAAGCCTCCATGATGGGTCACCCCACTCATGCCACTCGACAAAAGGAAGCCACTATGCACCCATTGGACGCCTTCAAGCACGAACTGCTGACCCGACAGGTCACCGCCCGCTTTGAGTCCGACCTTTCCAAGCAGGCAAGTGGTCCCAAGCTAGACCAAGACGACGTTCTCGACATCATCGAGGTCATCCGTGACCGCAAAAAAGGCTTGGTTGACTTTATCAAGGCTGACTTCGACATGAACGTGGAGGCCCGAAAGGGCATTGACAACGCTTGCCGCGCCGTCAAGAAAATGAACGAGGGCAAAGACCCCGAGTACGTCAAGGCTCTGATTGCCGAGACTGTCAAGCGGGGTCGAGAGTACGTCATTAGTACCTTCAAAAAAGAGATCGAAAAGTACAAGTCCAAGGACGCCAAGTACGCCGAGCAACTGAGGGAGGAATGGGTTTTGTTCCTTGAAGAAGTGGGATCGAACTACAAACCCAAACTCTACTAACACCCCGAGACAGATGGCCTCAAACCCGACCGACAAGTTCGACCCGGAGTTTGAGGCTCTCTGTGCCGCCGTGTGGACCGACGGGACCAAGCCGAGCGGCAAGGCCCGAAAACCCAAAAAGGAAACCCAGATGAGTCAGACTGCGAAGCCCGGTGTCGGCCTCGACATTGGCACCATGAACATCGTGGCGGCCCGCATGAGCGGTGGTGGCGTCGAAACCAAGCGTATCAGGGACGCCTTCATCGACCTCGACCTTGAGGCCAAAAAGACCCTGCGGCTCTCGAAGGTCAACTACGTCGAGAAGGACGACAACCTCGTGGTGCTGGGCGACTCGGCCCTCACGATGGCAAACCTGTTCAAGCGCGAGGCCCGTCGTCCTCTGAGCCGAGGCGTGATCGCGTCGGGCGAGATCGAGGCACAGGAAATCCTCTCCCTGCTCATCCACAACGTGCTGGGTGAGCCGCTGGTGGACGGGGAGCATTGTTACTACTCGGTGCCTGCCGCGCCCATCGACGACCCGGATCAGGATGTCATCTACCACACCGAGGTGTTTCGGAAGATCGTCTCCGAGCATGGGTACGCGCCGCATCCCATGAACGAGGCTATGGCGATCATCTACAGCCAATGCGCCGCAGAGCAGTTCAGCGGGTTGGCCGTGTCCTACGGCTCTGGTATGTGCAACGCGGCTCTGGCGTACCAGACGGTCAAGGGTTTGGATTTCAGCCTAGCCCGAGGCGGCGATTGGATCGACCGCAACGCCGCCAAGGCGATGGGCAGCACTTCGGCCCGTATGTGCAGTCTCAAAGAGAAGGGCGTGAACCTCGCGGACCCCAAGGGCCGTGACGAGGAGGCCATCGCCCTCTACATCCGTGCGCTCATCCGCTACACCCTTGAGAACATCGTCGTCCAGTTCAAGAACGCCCGCACCTCCATCGACCTCCCCGAGGCCATCCCCTTCGTGGTGAGCGGCGGGACGACGCGGGCCGGTGGGTTCCTCGACGTGTTCAAGGACGAGTTCAACTCCATGAACAAAAAGGGGTTCCCCATCCCGATCTCCGAGATTCGGTTGGCGACGGACCCCATGACGGCTGTTGCGGAGGGTCTGCTGGTGCTGGCCTCCGAGGAGTAGGCCATGTTCTACTACTTGGTCGGCGCTCTCAAGCGGCGGCTCATCAACGAGTTGCGGGACACCTTTAGCCGCCACCCGGTTTACAATAAGCTGGTTGACTCGATTCAGAACAAGTACGCCTTCGACGAGCGCCCGCAGTTCGGCATTGTCGTGAAGGGGGCGTCGGCCAACAAGGTCGCCCTGTCCGCTGACAACTTCATGGGTACCATCGAGAGCCATGTGATGCTCACGAACGTCGGTGGGCCGGTCTATCCCATCGAGTGGGTCAGGGAGGACCTCGCAGCCGTGCAGGCACACGGCGGGGGGTTCCCGCTCGCTGCGGGCATCTACTACCTCGAAATCCTGCAAGCCCCCGAGACGCCGCAGGACTTTGGCAAGTTCATCATCGACCCCCTGCTGACCGTCACGGACGAGGCTCTCCTCCAGTTTGACACGGGGGTTGAGCGAGAAGCCCAACTTCAGAACATCCCCGCCCAAGGGACGTTGCGCCTGTGGCTAGGCAAGAACACCCTGTTGCGTGAGGGCACCGATTACACCGTGGACTATCGGACGGGTGCTGTCACGTTGGCGATCCGCACCCCGCCTCAGACGACGTTGACTGCTGACTATCGGTACCCCGCACCCAGCATTGGCCCCGTGGACTACTACTGGAACAGGTCGGATCACACGACGCTGCCAGGTGTCGTCATGGCGTTCGGGAAGCGCGGCAAGGTGGGCGACAAGGTGGCGATTGTCGTTTACGAGGACAGGGTTGAGGCCGCCAAGGCATACGGCGGCAAGTTTGAGGTCAACTTCGACGTCGATGTGATCGCACAGGACCCCAACCAGATGGAGGAGATCGCGGACCTTCTGGTGATGTCGCTGTGGGCCGAGAAGAAGGAGGACCTCGCCACCGAGGGTATCGAGGTGGTGGACATCTCGATGGGAGGGGAGGCCGAGGAAACTTACGATGAGACGGGCGACACCTACTACTACAACGCCTCGATCTCGCTCCAACTCCGCGCCGATTGGGAGATGCACGTTCCTGTGCCGTTTGTGATCTCTCGTGTCACACAGGAGCCTACCCAGACCTCCCACGGGATCACCCCGTTGACCTCGGGCCTTTACTTCCAGACCCAACCTGTCCTCCCGAACCTCAACAATGACTTCGAGAGGATTCGCTAAACCCACATAGGATGAGCCATGCCCAAGTACGTCTTTGAGTGTCATGCCGAAGGCTGCAACCTCCGTTTCGAGCGTAACCTCAAGATGGGGGACCACACGGACCACCCCTGTCCTGAGTGCAAGGACCCTGCCCCCCGTGTCATGGACGGGGAGGGATTTGGCTTTGCGTTCGCCAAGAACGAGTCCGCACCCATCGGCAACACGGGGGTCCACAAGAATGACTACCCGACCGCAGACCAGATTGTAGGTCGGGACGCTGACCAGCGATGGGAGTCCTACGAGGGGCAGAAGAAGGTCAAGGAAGCCGCCCGCAAGATGGGTGGTTCACCGGCCCTCATCCGGCATCAGGGCAAGGACTTCATCGACTACGAGCCGATGACCGACGTTGGCCGTGAGGCCCGTCGCAAGCTAACCAAGCACGCCATCAAGACTATGGCAGAGGCGCGGGACCGTAGCCGCAGTCGATAATCTACCGTTCCAAGGGCATCCGTAGAGTTTCGGCCTCTTGCGGGCCATACACCCAGACGCGGATCGGAAGCAGGAACGGCCCCAAGGCGCAAAATCCAGATGGGATGATCCTTTCTTTCAACCCCGCAGAGGAGTTCCAAAATGGCTCTCGGCCCTTTCGTCACTTATGTCCCGCCTGGCGTCTATACGCGGACGCTCACCGAATCCAACGTCGCCAACATTGTTGCTGGCCTTCGCATCCCCGTCATCATCGGCGTCGGGCAGGAGGAACTCTCCCAGAGCAACGTCGCTCTCGTGCGTGGTTCCAGTTCGACGGCCGACCAGCAGATCAACAGCGAGGACGTGTCGCTCCAATGGGTGCTGAGTGATGCCAACCCTGCCAACCCTGTGTTGGGTGAGCAGAACGGCACGCTGGCGCGGTTCCGTGTCCGTAACTTCCCGCTTGTAGATGGTTCTGGCCTCGGTCGAGTCACGAACGACATCCGCACCGTGACGGTGACGGTGAACGGCCTGCCGACGGCGGTGGGACAGGTGAACGGACAGCGCGGCATCGTCACCCTACAGGTGCCGACCCAGCCCAGCGACGATGTTCGAGTCACCTACTTCTTCCACCGTGGCGACACGGCCTTCACGGACGACGTGTCGGCTCAAGTCTCTAGCTCGAACGCCGTGCTGTTGAGTCCTGCGGCGGGTCCCTTCGAGATCATCGCCAACACCAACGACACCTTGAAGTTGAAGGTGAACGGCACGCAGTACGCGGCGGTGCTGTCGAGCGGCACTCTAACGGCTACGTCCGTCAAGGCGCAGATCGACGCTCTCAGCATCCCGAACCTGACGGTGACGGTGTTCACCGACAACGAGGGTGGCGAACACGTCCGTCTCGTCACCTCCTTGGAACTCCAGGTGCTTGACGGCACCGCGAACGGCCCGATGGGGTGGTCGAACTACACGGCGACCAACCGCAACGCGGTCTTTACGGTGTTCAACCGTCCCATCGTGGATGGTTCGGGTGGTGGCCTCACCACGACGGACCCCTCCAAGGTGGTGGTGAAGGTCAACGGCCTACAGACGATCCCTGCGGCGGTGGACGGTCAGAACGGCAAGGTTTACCTGACGCTGCCCCCTGCCCCTGGCTCGAATGTCACGGTGACGTACTTCGCCAACACTTGGCAGGACACCTTCGACTTCCTGCCGAACAGCCTCGTCACCACCGTCTCGCTGTGCGGCTACTCGCCGGATCGCGCCTCCTACATCCAAGACACGGACTTCGTGATCTCGAACCCGTCCACGGATGTGTCGGTCATTCATTGGGGCACCAGCTACTCGACCGCCTCGACGACGACGACGGCGGGCGGTACCCCGTTCGATAGCACCCAGATCGTGGGTGCATTGAACGACGACGAGATGTACTTGGCCGAGTGCGAGCGGGTCATCGACACCGCCACCGTGCCCGCGACGGTTTCGACCACGGACTTCTTGCTCCCCGAAGTTCCCACGATGGGTAACGGGCGTAACACCCCGCTCACCATGTCGGTCTTTGAGGCAGTCACGAACGGTCGGCAGGACCTCACCACCAACCGCCCCGACCTCGTGGAGGTGTACGTCGGCCGCGATCTACAGGATGCGATGAGCCGTCCTGCGGTGACCGTCCTGACTGTGGATGGTGCGAACCGCCTCGTGTCCCTCAAGGACCCTGTGCCGCCCGACTACTTGGCGTTTGCGACCTTCTACTACAGCCGTGTCGCGGATGACTCCTACACCTTCACCTGCAAGGTGCCGGGTGCCGTGGGCGTTGGACAGTACGAGGTGTCGAGCCTCAACAACCCGAACCTCTATCAGGTGCGGTTTGGTACCAAGTCTGGTTTGGCTGAGACGGTCCAGTGGCCCCGTGGAGCGGAGCGGGTTCCTGACGCCTTCCACACGGGCGTCGGCACGCCTGCCAGCGAGACGGTGACGGTGACGTTCGACCAGAAGGACCCGACGAACGCCGCCTACACCATCAAGGGCGCGGAGCCGTACTCCTTCTACACGCCGTACTCCGCGACGTGGACCACGAAACTCAACAACGTCAACTACGCCACCAACTTGGCTGACGCTGCGCCTGCCATGCTGGTTGGTAAGCACGTTACCCCCGACACGGGCGGTAACGTCATCATCTCGGCGGGCAACGAGGTGTTGTCCTTCGATGTCGATGAGGTTGACATCTCGGTGACGCTGACGACGGGTACCCGTACCCCCACGCAGATCAAGAACGAAATCAACGCAGCCATCGACGCTGATCCGGCTTTTGCGGGTACGGCCCCCAACAACCTCTGCGGGTTCGTGCAGATTGCCGGTACCCCTGGCACGGGCGACATCATCTTCTACATCAAGTCGATGACGACGCCCGCAAACTTCGATGACGTGTCGAGCGTCTATATCAAGCAGGGCACCGCTCAGACGACGCTGGGCTTCAAGGCGTTCCAGAAGGCTCTCGGGACCATTGATGCCACCAACAAGCCCGCCACGCTGCTGGGTAGCGTCGTGGGTCCGTTTGCCATCACGACGGGTGTGAACGATACCTTCTCGGTGCGCGTCAACGGTGTGGACTACACGGTGACGTTCCCGAACGGCGCGGCTGTCACGGCCGCCACCGTGGCATCGTTCATCAACGCCGCTTGTCCGGGCGTTGCCTCGGTGGCGACGGGTCCGAACCTCAACAAGGTGCGGCTCACCAGCACGACGAACTCCGATGTGTCGTCGCTCGTGATCCTCACTGGCAACGCCAACTCGGTGCTGGGCTTTACCCAGAACCAGATGGCGAACCAGACCCGCGTGACCGCGCAGGAGGTGGTCAACCTCTTGAACGACACGGCGTCCTTCATGACGGCGGGCATCGCTTACCCGTCCAGCATCGAGGGGTTGAACTACATCACCATCGAGTCGCTGACGGTCGGCACGGCAACGTCGTCGGTCGCCTTCGTGGACTCGGGCGCTACTACGTCGGCCTTCAACCCCACGACGGGCACCAAGGTGGTGGCTGGGACGGACGGCGACGTGGGCCAGAACGCCACCGACATCTTCACGGTGACGTCCAACAGCGCGGCGGGTTCGTCGGGTGACGGTGTGCCGGGCCAAACCTTCACGGCCCCGCAGACGGGCTTGCGGTTCACGGTGCTGCCCAGCACGACGGGTTCCTACACGACGGGTGGCTCGTTCACGATGGAGGTCAGCCCGACCTTCCACGTCAACCCTGCGGTTCCGTTCTACGCTGTGCCTGGCATGGAACTGACGGTGGCGAACACGGTCGGCGTCATCCCGAACGACACCGGCAAGCTACAGACGTTTGCTCCCACGGGCGTCGAGCCGAAGATCGGTGATCCGTACTACCTGTCCTACAAGTTCCTCAAGCAGGACTACTCGACCCGCATCTTCCGGCAACTAAAGACCATCGAGGCGAACTTCGGCCGTACCTCGGCTGAGAACCGTGTCACGTTGGCGGCTTACCTCGCCATCTTGAACGGAGCCTTGCTGGTGGGCATCAAGCAGGTCCTCAAGGTGCCCAACACCAACCAGGCCAGCGACTTGTCCTACATCAACGCCCTACAGGAGCTAACCCTCCCGCTGACGGGTGGTGTGAAGCCCGACATCATCGTGCCTCTCACCTCCTCGGCGGCCGTGTTCTCGCAGTTGGCCCAGCATTGTGAGACGCAGAGCCTCATCCAGAACCAAGCGGAACGGATGGGCTTCATCGGGTTTGCTGCCAACACCCCGCCCCAGACGGCAGCCACGGTGGCGACCGGCTTGAACTCGAACCGCGTCGTCGCCTACTACCCCGACTCGGCCATCGTGACGTTGACGGACGAGTTGGGGCAGTCCTACGACAACCTCGTGGATGGTACGTTCATCGCGGCGGCTGTCGCGGGTGCGGTGGTCAGCCCCTCCGTGGACGTGGCGACCCCCTACACCCGTCGTCGTATCCTCGGGTTCACCGGCATCCCCCGTGTGATGGACCCCGTGGAGGCTAACCAAACGGCGGTGAAGGGCGTCACCCTGCTGGAGGACTCGGGTGGCCTCATCCGTATCCGTCAGGGGTTGACCACCAACATGGCGTCGGCCCTCACTCGGTTGCCGACCGTCACCCAGATCGCGGACTTCGTTCAGCAGCAGAGCCGCATCGTCCTTGATAACTTCGTCGGTACCAAGTTCTTGGCGTCCCGTACCCAAGAAGTCGAAGTGACGATGACCTCGCTGTTCAAGCAGTTGGTCGAGGCCGAGATCGTCGCGGCCTTCACGGGCATCGCCTCTACGGTGGACCCCAACGATCCGACGGTCCTCCAGTTCGAGGCGTACTACCAGCCGGTGTTCCCACTTTTATACATCGTCCTGACGTTCAATTTGAGAGCGCAGCTCTAGTTTCCACCTATTTTATAGGGGTTTTGTGAAGTTGTCGGCCCCCTTAGAAAAGGCGTGCTGGACCCGTAGGGTGTTCTCAATCCGTGATAGAGTGCTGGGAATCCGTGAGGTTTCGGTCCCGGCACTCCCTCGCGGGGTTGTTTGTGGTGGGGGACCATCCACAAACGGTTCGGCCCCACTCCCTCGCGGGGGTGGGGCCGTTTCCTTTTGCCGCCTACGCGCACCAACCGGCGCACGCCTCGTCCCAGCAGTAGGGGCAACGGGGCACGCCCTTGGTGTCGGCCCCGTCATTGGCAGCCTGCTCGCCCGCGATCTCGGCATCCACAACGGGAGCCATCGTCGCGGCCTTGCGGACATCCTCACCCTTGCGGTACAGGATGCACTCGTGGTTGCCCCACACCTGCTGGCCGACCGTCACCTTGGACTTGCGGCCAGCCTTGGTTGCGACCCACACGATGTCGCCTGGGACCAGCACGGCCTCCGACCGCAGCCCCCACGAGCCGTCGCGCAGCCGCGCCCAAGTGACCGTGTTGAGGGGGCGGGTTTCGACCAGTTCGTATCCGACCGACCCGACCTTGTGCATCAGAACCTTCATGGCGTGCCTCCTGCTCTCCATAGGAAGGCACCTTCCCAGAAATCAACCGACCAGCACGTTGCCGTTCTTTTTATGAGCCGCACGGTGTAAGAGAGGGCCACCATGACCTACAGCCGACGACACATCTCCGACAGCTTGCCGCCTACACCTCCCGCTCGTCGTCACACCAAGAAGGCGAACGATGAGGAGGCCGTGGGCGAACTACAGGTCGCGGACTACATCGTGTTCGTGTTCGCCCTCGACTGCTACATCGGTTGGCTACAGGGCGCACACGATGCACAGCGCCCCGACGTAGATTACGCACGGGCCGACGACATCCTTGAGAAGGGCATCAGCCTGCTACGGCGAGTGGAGATGCAAAATCTGGAGGCCGTCGAAGCCTTCTTCAAGGAGCGTCTCAAGGACGACACCTCGAAGTTGTCGCTGTTGGCGGCGGCGATGCGTCCGAAGCCTACCGAGGAAGGCATCCCTGTCCGCGCTCTCAAGCTGCGGCTAGTGATGAAGCAGCCGGTCATCCTCAAGGAGATTTTTGGTACGAACCGTAAGGCTCTTGCGGAAGCCCGTGGTGCCATTGATGCGGCGGGCATTGATGACCCTGACCAAGCCCTCAACGGCTTCTCGGCACTCACGCTCAAGAACAAGATGCTGGAGCGGTGGATCGACTTTGCCTCGGAAGTTGTTGTGACGCCTGGGACGGCGACCGTGAGTGCCGTCCAAGAGGCCACCCGTGGTGTTGCGGACGCCACCGACAGCGTTCTCAACAGTAAGGTCCAGCAGGGTGGCGTGCCTGGCTCTGACCAGAGTGTGGGTCAGCGTGACCAGCAGGTTGCCACTCTCGCCAAGGTTGAGACGGACGCCACCGAGGCGGCCCGTAAGGCGCTTGAGAAGTCTGGTGAGGAGGATCGTACCCTCACGAAGTCCGAGGTCATTGGTGTGGCGACGGCGGCGGCCACGGCAATCGCCGCCAACCCCGATGACCCCAAGAACGTCCCGCCTGCCCTCCGCACCCTCGATCCTGAGCAGCGTGCGGCGGCCATGACGGGAGGCAAGGTCCGTGTGTCGGCCGGTGCAGGTTCGGGTAAAAGCACGACACTGTTGGCCCGTGTCCAGTACCTCATCGAGAATGGGGCACAGCCGAGCCGTATGATGGCGATGTCCTTCAACAAGAAGGCCGCCGACGAGTTGGCCGTCAAGATGGCCGCGAAGATCGGCCCTGATAGGGTATCGACCACAAAGAGTCCGAAGTCGAACGGTGTGCAGGTCGGCACCATGCACTCGACCTTCTTGAAGTACATCTCTCTGTATGGCACCCCCGCGCAGCGGGACGTGTTTGCCAAGGTGGGGGATAAGGGCGGTGCGGTAAGTGCGTCGGCCCTTTTCAAGGCCGCCAAGGACATCTGGAAAGAGTGCTTTGACCACATCGACCGCGATCCCCCTGGCGACAAGGACGGGGAGGAGCGGGAACTTCCCCCCGATGAACTCTGGAAGATGCCGCCCAAGTCGGGCCGCATGATGGCGTACCTCAACATCTTCCAAGGGCAGGGGATGAGTTTTGATGAGGCCCAGGCGTGGGCTTCCGAGCAAGGCTCCATCGAGGCCAAGCAAGCGATCAAGTTCTACGAACTATACGAAGGTCTAAAGGGTTCACTTGGGCCTGGCTGGCAGCCCAACCTGTGCCCCGACAAGCCGATGGGTCCCTCGAAGGCTGCCTCAAAGTTTGTGGGCTTCTACAGGGCAGGCAAGCCGCGCATCGGTGACTTCAACGATATGCTGTCGGTTTTCCGCGACGTCATCCGTGACAACCCTACGGCTCGCAAGTCCGTGCAGGCCAACATCGACCACATCATGGTGGATGAGTGCCAGGACTTGAACCCCCTACAGTCTGAGGTGCTGCAACTCATGACTGAGCATATTTCGACGGACGATCCCAAAAAGTCGTTCTGGATGGTGGGTGACGACAAGCAGAGCATCTACCAGTTCCGTGGTGCGGACCCCGAGGCGTTCATCGCCCTCGACAAGCAGGGGTTCAAGGATCGTCAGATCACCACCAACTACCGCTGCGCCCCCGAGTTTGTCGATGCGGCCAACAAGCTGATCGCCAACAACCAGAACCAAATCCCGATGGAGGCCAAGGCCCGCCCCGACCGTGCGCGTGGTGAGGCTGACCTCATCGTGAAGGACCCTGCCGACGAGGCCGTTGCGGCGGCAGAGTTCGGCAAGAAAATCCTGTCGGTCCGCAACGAGGGTAAGCCCCTGTCGGACCACGCCGTTCTCGCTCGTACCAACGGCGAGTTGGCCGTCTATCAGCAGGTCTGTGCGACCCTCGGCATCCCGTTTGTCCAGAAGAAGGGCACGGCTGTGTTCTCGGTTCCCGAAACCGAGTCCTTCAAGGCGTTCGCTACGGCGGCGGTGGCCGAAAGCCCCATGCAGGCCCAAGACGCATTTGCTCAAACGCTCGTCTCGGCTGGTCTTTTCAAGCCGAAGTTCTCCGACGACAAGGACGAGAACAAGAAACTCACGCAGCGTAACACCAAGCAGGCGTTTGCTGCCTACTGCAAGCAGGAAGGGCGAAAACTCTCCGAGTTTGACCCCGTTGACGAGGCGTATCGCAACCCGAAGTTCCTAGAGGGGTTCTTTACCCACTTGGGTGTCCACCCGTTTGCTGCCAGAAAGAACACTCAGGCGGCCGACGGCCTCTTGGAAGGCATCTCGCAAATCCGCGACTTCCTCCAAGACCCCAGCTTCAAGACCAAGGACCTGTTCGAGGCGGTGTTGGCGCTGCCTATTCTGGAAAAGACGCCCCCGCCCCCTGGCTCCAGAGAGTGGCAGGAGAAGGTTGTCACCTTCCGTGAGTCCACGGAAGCCCGCATCTCCGCAAAGGTCGAGCAGGAAGCATCCGAGACGGACGCCGAACTCGACGATTCCGAGAAGCCCAAGCTAGGGGCGCTTGAGTTCGTGAAACTCATGATGGAGCCGAACGATCTCGACCCCGAGTACAACCCCAGCGACCCCAAGCAGTTCTACGGGCGGTTCAACAACTTGGCCGAGCGTGCCGAGGAACTCCGCATCGACCCCGACGAGTGGGAGAAGAAGCAGATCAGCGAGGGGGTCCCGCTTTCCAACCGTAAGCCGCCTCCGGGTGTCTATCTGGGCACCGTCCACTCCACGAAGGGTGCGGAGTGGGAGGACGTTACGCTGCTGATGCCCAAGGGAGTGTTCCCTCGTGTTGCCAAGTCGAAGAAGCTGGCTGTCAACGAGGTCCCCGAGGAATCTCTGATGACGCCCGAGCAGGAGATGGAGTCGGAGCGTCGGCTGGGCTATGTGGGCCTCACTCGCGCCAAGCAGACCATGACGGTCATGTGCCCCAGAGGGGTCAGCCCGTTCATTGGTGAGGCTGGCCTACGCATGGGCCAGAACGTGCCGAAGCCCGAGACGCTTACCCCTGGCGCTGTGGTCCCCATGTCGGCACAGGACCCGATTGATCTGGGCGCAGAGGAACCCGTGGATGTCGATGAGGCGGTCGCGGGCCTGACCGACTTCACCCAAAAGACCGCCGCCTCGCTCCCCCTCGTCGGTTCCGGCGCGTATGGCTACGATAGGAGGCCGCTATGAAGTATCTGGACCGCCAAGCCGCTCATGCCGTCACGGTGACGCTGCCGGAAATCGACCAACTGATCCGGCGAGCCTTCCGTGCGACGAAGCCCCGTGTCGAGAAGTCGAGTTGGGGTGAGGTCATCTACATCCTCACCCCTGACGCGGAGGACCCCACGAACGTCATCCAGGTCCAGACCTCGGTGTTCACAGGGCAAGCCGCCCGAGGTGAGGGGGAGGACTCCATGCGAGTCACCCTCATGAACACCAAGTCCAAGCGGCCTTTCGCTGGCCGTGAGCAGCGCGTCCACCGCGTCGAGAACTGGCGGGATAACCTCCGCAAGCGTATCGAGGACGCCATCGAGAAGTTCGAGGACCTCACCAAGGAGCGTGAGGAGGCGCGGGCCAAGGGCACCGTCCGTGAGGAGCAGGAGCGGTTCCGTCAGGAGCGTCCGCAGGAGGCCAAGTCGGAGCATGACCGGCAGGTGGCGATGCTGCAAGCCCTCGCCGTGTCGCGCAGCCGTAACTCGGGCATCTTTGCCGATATGCTGCAACGGATGCGGGGGCCGAACGCCCTTCTCTCCCCCAAGCAACTGGCGTGGGCTGAGAAAGAGTACGCCATCTTCGCTCGATGACCACTCCATGCGGGCCAACCGCCGAAGAAGTCGAGTACGTTCTGGTGGACTTCGAGATGCCCGTCGGCAGGACGGGCATCATCTTTGTCGCAGCCCTTGAGGCGCGGCTGACTTCGGCTGGTCCCATTTTCTCGACCGTTGCCACCTTGGCGGCTTACCGTCGTGCGGCCTCGACCCTTGCCCACATGGGCTTGGTGTCGGGGCCGACCTTCGAGTTCATGCGGCACGCCATTGAGTTCTCTACCGCGCAGGCGGGAACCTTCGTGGGGGTCCCAGAGGCAACCGTGGTGGCGTGGGAGGCCGGTAGTGAGCCGGTCCCCACCAACATCTGGTATCTGTTTGCGGACTACGTTTGCGCGAAGGACGGGCGTGAGTTCTGCCCGTACCCCACGCTGCCCGATCTCGACTTCCGCGCCCGACGGGTCAGGGTCTATCCCGACATCCCACGGCAGAGTATGCAGCAGTACCTTCCCGATTGCCCCTGCTAGGCAGGGTGGGGTAAGACTCTGCCATGCTGGAACTCAAGGTCTATTACGACGAGAAGGCTCCTCCGATTGTCGAGAAGGCTTTGACGTTCGAGACGGGGGCCAGCATCGAACAGGTCGCCAGCCCCGTCCTGTGGTGCTACGAGCATCACGGGCAAGGGTTTGGCCCAGCGTTCCCAGGTGCCCTGACGGCTCTCTTTGAGGACCTGTCGATGGGGCGTCCATCCCCAAGCGCCTTCGTGTTCAACCGTACCCGTGACGTGGACGTGCTGGTGGCAGCCACGCTGTTCCTGCACAGGGACCTCTTGGTACTGCCGAGTACGGCGGCTTTTGTGTCGGGCGTGGACCTCATGCACCGTCGAGGGTACCCCTTCATCGGCCATCTGGCCCCCGAGGTGGGGCAGTTCATAAGGCTCATCCGAGGGTACTTCCCTGATGACCTGACGCCCGAGAAGGTGAACGCTCGCCTGCCGACCGCGATCTCGTGGGTCCGAGCGTACCTTTGGGATGGGACCCTGCCTTCCTTGGGAGCGCCTTTCCCTGCCCCCACCATCCTCGATCAAGCCAGTGGGGGTTTTGTGGTTGCGGAGACGACGGGCAGCCTGCCCGAGGCGTGGTTCGAGTTGTATCGGCAGGGGTACTATCAGGGGGTCCTGTTCGGAGGGCGTCGAGGCTCCCTGTTGCCAGCCCTTGTGGCACGCAAGAGCGCCTTCATCCCTTTCGACATCGAGCGGGCCGCCTTGCTGTTGAACGAGGCCGAGGTACTGTTGGGGGGCATCCCCGCGTGGGCGGTGGAGGGGGATTGGTTGTGGAGTCCTCCCGACGGAACACTCATCCTTGCCACCGAGGTGGTCCGCACTCTCATGCGAGTGAGGATTCCTTTGTTTGACCTCCAATAACGTGGGCAAACTTACGTCGGTCACCCTAGAGACGGATGGAGCAAGGGACTTCGTGTGCTTGCCCGATGGGGTCAAGTACATCCTTGGTACTGTCTCGGTTCTCAAGCTGGTGGCGTCTTTGGTCCCCGACCGTATCATGAAGCGTCGGGCGATTGAGGAGTTCAACCGTACCGGCCAAGCTATGGTGGCCCTCGACGTTGACGAGTTGTTTCAGTTCTTGGCCCCCAAACCCCTCCGCAAGTCGGCCCGCGTTAGTCCTCTTATCCCCTCGCAGAGGCAGGCTCCTTTGACGAGCGAGAAAGGCACTCACATGACCCCCCAGCAGTTTCTTGATACCCGCATCGCGCACCTTGAGAACACCATCCGTGAGATGAACTCGCGGGTTGCGAGTGGCTCCGAGGTGACTACCGCCCTCGTCCGTAATCTGCGGCAGGCTGCCGTCAGCCTCCCTGACTTTGGCGATCAGTCGAAAAACAAGGCGTTCTACGGTCTGGGTGAGCCGACGGTTGACACGATGGAGGACCCGGGCGCGTGGACGCCGCCCGCCGACGTGACCCACCCGATGGGCAAGTCGGCTGCCGCTCTGAACCACAACACCAAGGTTGCAGAGACGATCCTTACCAAGGTTGCGGAGGCCAGCGACAAGATCGACGCTCTCTTGCAGGCCGGTCGCCGTTTCAACGCCTCGCAGGCGCAGGCTGACCTGCACCGCGTGGCTTCGGACGTCCACGAGATTCTATCGAACGCCGACATGGCCGAGGCTTGGGTTGGTAATGACCTCACCAAGCTGGCCCGCCGTGCAGACCGTATCCACGGTCTGTTCGCGGCGGCTCGCTAAGTAATCTGACCCCCGAGGAGGTCCTACGATGCCTGTCAGTAAAGACACCTACGTTTATCGCAAGGGAACCGCGCCCAACACTCGGGCCGCTGTCAGCCAGAAGAACAAGGTCTATGGCTACTCTGTCGGGGCAAAGTCGTTCCAGCAGCTTGGGGCGGTCAGCGAGTTCGGCTTCGACGAGTCGCGGACCATCGACGCCTACCGTGGTGTGGGTTACGGCGACCAGGTCGCTGAGTTGGTGCCAAGCGTCACCGAGCCGATGACGCTCACCATCAACAAGACCCTGCTCTATACCGCCAACCTGTTCCAGTTGTTCGGATACAAGGGCGGCATCGACGGTCTGGTTCGTTCACTCAAGCACCACCGCTGGCCCTTCGACATCAAGCAGGAACTCGTGTTCAGCGAGATCGCCTCCAAGGAGCCGAACTCTGGTACTGGCACCAAGGTGGTGCCGGGTACGTCGGGGTCCATCGGTCCCGTGAAGTGCCTGTTGACCTTCTACGAGGGTTGCTGGATGAACTCCTACAACGCCTCGTTCGCCGCAGACTCCGCGATGGTGGCCGAGAACTCCAGCGTCACGGTGTCCGACATCATCGACGGTGTTTCGCAGTACGGTGAGTACATCGACACCGGCTTGGCTCCGAGCCCTGGTTCGGGTGGGGCGGCTGGTGCTGGGTCCTCGCTACGGTTCTCTGGTAGTGCCTCTGCTAATACGACGATTGGCGCTGTGGCCTAGTTTTTTGACGGCTTGGATGCGGACCGTATCAGATGAAAACAAATGGGTATCAGTTGTAATGACTGCGCGGCCCACACCCAGATGAACACCTAGATACGCTGCACCAAGCCGTTTTCAATCCTGCACGGGAGATTGAGAATGGGAACCCTAAGTGCGCGTAATTTGACGCAGGCTCTTTCGCAGGCCCGAGACATCGGCCTTGTGGAGGAGCCTTTCGTCGTTGATGGTGTATCGGTGATCGTCCGCAACCTGCGGTCCGATCAGTACGATGGCATCTACAAGGACTGCCAAGGGCTGTCCGACGTCGAGTATCTGAACGCATGGCAGATGGGTCATGTGAGCCGAGCCATCTGCGAGATCAACGGCGTCGATTTCCGAGACACCAAGTACATCGAGGATGAGGAGCAGGACCCCAAGCGACCCAACCAGACCCGCACCATCAAGGTCGAACTGCACAGTTGGCTCCAAAAGAACCTGCTCGCCTCGTGGTCGCGGGAAACCCTCTACATCTGTTACCGCAAGGTTGCCGACGCCATTGAGGCGGGTGAGAAGCGGGCGCAGGAGGGGGTGACGTTCAAGAGCGTCGATGAGACGCCCGAGGACCAGTACCGCCGACTCATCGCGGAACTCAAAGAGATCGAGGCCGAGGTGCCCGAAAAGATTTTGGAGGGCGTCCTCCGAGATCACGGGCTTGTGCGGCGTTCGACCGTCGATGAGTTCGAGGCTGCCCAGAGCAAGCTGTCAAAGTTGTCCGAGGACGATCTACAGCCCGAGCAGCCCCCCGTGGCAGCCCCGCCCCCTGTCCAAGAGGCACCCCCCAAGGCAACATCGCCGTCGTCTCCTCCGTCTGCGGAGAGGATCGCTCAGTTGCTCCGTGAGCGTACCCCGCTCAATCAAGCCCCGAACCCCGTGGTGGCCGCTCCCCAGCCCGTCGCAGCGCCCCCCGTGCAGCCTGTCTCGGCCCCCCATGCAGCCCCTTTGGGGCGGTCGGCAGAACTGGCGGCGATTGAGGGGGAGATGGGCACCCTCGAAGGTGTGCCCTTTCAAGCCACCAACCTACAGCCTCAGACCCAGATGCCGGAAGTCCGTCTGGGGTCGGGGACTCGGTTGGACCCCGATGCTGCCAAGGCCATCATCGACACACCTCCCGTGGGAGGCATCAACCCTCGATTCCGGCCTCCTACCCTGTGAGTAACCGATGGCCGATGAGTTGGATGACGACGGCCTTGAGCCGTCCGATGAGGACTCCGAAAGTCTCATAAAGGCACCACAGGAACCCGAGGTCAATCCCGAGGTCTATGAGGCGACCATCGAGATGGTGACGCGGGGGTTTCTGACGGCCCACGCCGACATCAATGGCATCCTGTTCGTGTTCAAGTCCTTGAACCACCACGAACTCGACGTCATCCGGCTCATGACGGGTGCTTGGGACAAGGCTTCCATACCCCCTCGGTTCTGGGACGTGTTCCTCGCCCACATGGTCTTGTTTGTGGACGGCCAGAACGTCTTGTCCGAGCGGGGCCGAACCATCTCTGTGTTGGCTGATACGTTCCGAGAGTTGCCGAACGCGGCCCGTGTAAAACTCATCCGACAACTTTCGGAACTCAACAGGAAGGCCACGCAGGCGACCATATTGGTCGAGGCTTACGCAACCGAACCCTACTCTCGGTGGAGATGGGCGCAGACCCAGGGGCTGGACCTATCAACCCCTGCCCTGACAGGCATCGAAGGCACAGAGCGTCTGGGGTTGTCCTATGCCCAACTCTCGTGGCGAGCCATCAACCACTACGAGGACATCCGGCACCACCAGGACTCCGATTGGGAGAACGCCAAGTTTATCGGGGGGTGCTTTGCAGGCAAGGGTATCCAGAAGGTCTACAACCGTGACGCCAACCGTCGCAAGAAAGAGCGGGAGGAACGCTGGACTCGGAAGGACCTGCTGCTAAGGCACGTTCTCTTTGGGGAGTCATTGGACACCAACAAGCGGTACGACGGCGCACAGGTGGTCATCGTCGCCAACACCGTTGAGGAGTTGGCCTCGCAGGTCGAGCGGTCCCTCAAGGGTGAGAAGGATTGGCACGATAACGTCGTCCAAGAGTACGAGCAGGGCATCCGCAACAACACTCGGCATCGGGCCGAGCAGTTGCAGTCGCTCGTCAAGGAACGGCAGCAGCAGATGGGGGATAAGGACGTTGTGGGGGCCACGAACCTCACCGGCCTTTCCCCTGACCAAGTGCGTAAGCTCGTTGTCGAGCAACAGCGTCGGGCGGCCGAGGCGCTCGAAAAGTCGGGCTTCCTTGACGAGAACCTCGATCCTGTGATGACCAAGTGGGGGCTGATGGATGACCCTCTCCCTACGTCGGACCAGCCAACCGACGGCGCTTTTTCTCTAAGGTCCCAGCGTAATGCAGGGAAGCCTTGGAGGCCGTAGTGGCGAAAGAACTTACCAGCCAAGAACGCATTGAACTCAACCTCGGGCTGACCACCGACGAGGCGATAGCGAAGTTCAAGGACTACAAGCGGGCCTTCGAGCGCGACCAGAAGGCCATGAATGAGATCAACAAGAAGTCCCACCGCAAACTCTGGCAGTCCAGCAAGTCCTACTATGAGCAGCGTAGCAAGGCGCTGGAGCAGGACAACAAACTCCAACAGGAACTCCGCGACCGGCAGGGGCAGTACAACAAGGTCTTGGACGAACTCGCCAAGAAAAACGAGGCATTGTCAGCCGCCAAAGCGGGGGCTGACGACGCCAAGGCCGAGGCACTTCGACAAGAGGTTGAGGACCTCAAGGAGTTGATGGACAAGTACGGCGACTTGGCCGAGACAGCCCAGAAAAAGTTGGAGGAGTGGCAGACGGGGGCCAAAAAAGATTTTGAGGCCAACTTCGCCATTGGGTTCAACAAGGGTGACATCTCGGATGCTGGTGCCGACATGGCCGAGATGTTCTCGTCGGCCATGAGCAAGGACATGGCGGGTGCCGCTGCCCACGCGGGCAATATGCTGGCAAAGCCTTTGTCCAAGATGTTCCGTGGGGCGGGTGTCAAACTTGGATCGGTGGGCGACAAGATCGCCAGCAAGGGCGCAGGGGGTGGCGCTTTCGGGATGATTGCCAAGTCGGTTGGCGGCCTCTTGAAGGGTCTGGGACCGCTGATTGGTGTGATCGGCCGCCTTGTGCCGCTCATCAACACGTTCAGCGGCGGCGTCATGGCTGTCGTCAAGCTGTTCCTCGACGCCGAGGCGGGGGCCAAGGAGTTCCAGAAGGGGCTTCTGTCAACGGCCAGCACCATGCACTACCTGCCCCGCAACATGGATGACTCAGGAAGGGCATCCAAAGAACTAGGTCAAACCCTCAAGGGCGTTCGAGATGCCGCCTTCTCTCTGTCGAACGTCGAGTGGGGTCTGAATAAGGACGATTACGCTGCCACCATGAACGAGTTGACCTCGGCGGGTATGCGGCTCGACCAGTTCAAGGACGAGGCCGAGGGAGCCTACAAGTCTGTGGGTACCCTCGGTCAAGGAGCGCGGGCAGACGCCAAGACGGGAGCCGAGGCTGTCGAGGACCTGACTACCCGCACCGTCCACTTGGCTGCCGCCTACTCGCGGAACATGGGCGTCTCTATGCAGGAAGTCTCTGCTCTCATGGGCGAGATGAAGGGTCAGATGGGGATGCCGCTGGAGGCCATCGAAACGGCCTTCGGCAAAATCGCGCTGGAGGCTCGTGACTCGGGGATCGCCGCCAACACGTTCTTCAACATCATCCGAGGTATGTCGGCCGACATGAGCCTCTTCAACAACCGCATGGAGACGGCGGGGAAGGTGTTGGCGAAACTCACGAAGGTCATGGACCCTCGACGGGCGCAGCAGTTCCTCCAATCCATCTCGCAGTTCTTCAAGGGTCAGAGCCTACAGGACCGCTTGAAGTCCGTCCTGATCGCTGGCACGGGGGGTACCAAGAGCAGGTTACAAGAGGACATCAATGTGAAGTTGTCGGGTCTGGCGACCGACTTGGCTGCCAAGGGGCTGGACGGCGACAAGTTGCGGGAGGCGGTCAGGGGCGGCGTTAAGGGGTTGGGGGAGTACCTGGCCCAGAACGGGGAGAAGCTATCGGGAGCCGAGCGAGAGGCCATCATCGACGCCGCACGGCAGCAGGAAAAGGTCAGCCGAGGCGATGCGGTGTCGTTGGCGAGCGCCCTCAAGGACGCCAGCCCTGTCGCGGCCTATGAGCAGTTGCAGGCGATGTCCCGCAAGATGTTCAACGGGAAGCGTATCGAGCAGTTGTCGGGCGCACAGTTACTCGCTGCCGAGCAAGCCCTCAACCTCAACGACGAGCAGATCGACCAGTTCGCCAAGTTCCGCGTCGGCCTAGACCTTGCCAAGGCCGAGATCGCCAAGCGTGTCCAAGAGGGGATGGCTACCGATGAGGACAAGGCTCTCCTAAAGAATCTGGGCATCGAACTCAAAGAAGGCAACGAGAAGGCGGCAGCCGAAGCCCTGCGGTCGAAGGACGGCGTGTCGGTTTTCAAGAAGATGGGCTTCTCGGCGCAGAAGGCGCTCACGGAGACTGAGAAGCAGACCGACTACGCCAAGGAGACGTCCGGGTATCAGTCCAGCATGATGGACAAGATGCAGGCTCTCATGGATTGGCTGTTCAACACTTTCTACAACGCCATCATGGGCATCTGGGACTCTATTACAAGCATCTGGGGGGTCAGCAGGGACTCTTTCCGCGTGGCCGAGGAGATGCGGAAAATCAACAGCGAAACCGTCAACAAGGCGCTGGGTGCGGCTGGTGGCAAAGACCTCGACGCCATGAAGCACAAACTCATGGAGGGCAAGGACTCTTTCGGTGAGAAACTCTACAAGACCTCACAGGAGCGTGACGCCCGGATCGAGAAACTCACCAAGGCCATCGCAGCCACCAGCGACGAGACAGCCAAGAAAAAGATGGAGGCTGAACGCAGCATCCTGGAGGAGGCCAAGAAGAAGCAAGCCGCTGCGGTCGATCAAGCCGGTGGCGTCAACGCTACGGTGGCCTCCCAGAAAGGGTTGCAGACTTGGGGTGGGGCTGTCGGGAATATTGCTCGAAAAGCACAGCAGATTTTCGAGGAGGGTAACAAGGGGGGCAAGACCAAAACGATTGCCGAGGCGCAGGCAGAGGCCAAGCAGGGTGTATCTTCCACGGACGCCGCAGCGTTTGACGCTGCCCTCATGAACTCCAAGCTGTGGTCCCTTGACCCCAAGACGCTTGCTGGCATCGTCCCTGCTATCGAGGAGCAGATGGACGCCCGCAAGCAGACCGAGGCCATCCGAGCCGCCCAAGAGGCCGTGGATCAAAGGGGTGCAAACGAGGCGGCCAAGGTTCAGACAGCCCATCAGACCACACCAGGTTCCATTTACGTCCACGACATCCACACGGAGCCGCTCCTCGCGGACATCGCCAAGGCGCTGGGTGCGTCGTCGGACTCGATGGATAGCCCCGAGTTGGGTGAAGCCGAACTTGGCAACAGCCTGGCCGAGGAGCAGGTCGAGGAGCAGTTGGCGACGAAGGCCACGCTGGCCGACATCTACAACGTCCTCAAGATCAAGGGCATCAAGATCAATCAGTCGTTCCTCGAAAACAACATCAAGAAGGTCATCACCGAGGGATCGCAGGAGGCGATGGAGGCGGCTCTCTTCGAGTTTGCCTTGCTGACCAACAGAGACGTTGCGGAGGATGCTTTGGCGACGTCTCTGACAAGGGGAGGCAACGTTACGGGCAGCGGCCTTATGCGGGGTCTTTTTGAGGCGTCATCTTCGGACATCCAACGTGGGGCTGGCGGCGGTTACGCCAGCCGCAAGGCCGACCGTGATGAGGCGGCTGCGGAGGCAGCCCTCCGCGCAGCCGAACCCGACCCAGAACCCCCAGCGGCCTCCGCAGGCATGGGCGGCGGGGGCGTCCTCTACGTCGATCTCTCCCCCAGCTTTAGTGAGATGTTCGCTTTGCGGGTCAAGGCGGCGATGGATGGAACGAGGGTCAAGGTAAGAAAAGCCGGTGAAGATTAGGAGAGATCATGGCCTACATCCCGTCGCACACGCTGGCGAACTTTGAGGGGTTGGATGCCCCATCCAACGACACCAAGTACAAACACCCCGCTGAGACTCGCAAGGGCCGCATCCCGATGGCCTTTCAAGTCACCAGCCCTGTCGATCCCAGCAAGTTGTTGCTTCCCCACGCTCTGGTGATGCACGCCAACCCTGGCAGCTTTTCGGAGCAGCACCTCAAAAAGATTGAGCGTACCCAGACACGCGGCGGTTGGGTGGAGCAGCATTGGGGGGATGACCTGACCAGCATCTCCGCGAGCGGTTCGACGGGCGCGTTCATGAACCTCTACACGGGGTTGTCGAGCGTGGTGCGGCAACGGACCATCGCATGGGACCGCTACCGCGACCTTTATGACCTCTACCGACACAACGGGTCTGTCTATGACCCCTTCGGCAACGTCGTCCTACAGGGGCGTCTGATGCTGATGTACGACCGCAACTCGTACATTGGGACGTTCCGCTCCTTCGAGGTCGAGGAGACGGCCGACGCTCCGTTTGTGTTCAACATCTCGTGGGAGTTCAAGGTCGAGCAAGTCCTCACTCGTATCCCTGCCGACCTCTACAACACCGACAATCCCTTGCCTGGGATGAGGCGTAGTGGCGCGGTCAGCATGGACACCCGAGTGGGTACTCTGAGGCCCGGGTTCCAAGAAATGAACACCCGTGAGCCGGATGTTTAGGAGGGGTGCATGGCCGACAAGATTTACAAGCAGATCGAGGATAAGGCTGGCTACCACAAGCCCGATGTCTATGAACTGCTGACCTTCCACAATGCGATGTTCCGAGGAGAGGAGGACTCCCTATCGGGCGAGTATTACCCTCTGACGGCCACGACACTCCGATCCAGAACGCGGATCATCCCGTTCGTCATCGGCATCCTACCCCCTTCTGCATTGGTTTCGGGCAGGCGACTCGACAGGTCCAACAGCATTGGTGGTCCCGAGGCGTGGCGGGAGATGGACTACGAATACTTCGAGTACGACGATGGTGAGGGTCCTGCGGTAGGAAGCGGTGGGCGGTCTGGCGCTCGAAGTAAGCCCATCAAGCGTTTGAAGAACGGCAAGCTGCCCCCTACAAGGATCGGTCCGCTGCCCCTTCAAGTAAGGCAGGTGGAGTTCAACCCCGCTGGAAAGAACCCCGCTACCGATAGGGTGAACGGCTGGTTTTGCAGCGGGGTGTACTCGCAACCCCACTCCAAGCACGCATCCGAACACGAAGGCTATGACTTCGCATCCGACAAAGGAACGCCAACGTATGCGGTGGGCACCGGCACCGTCGTCAAAGTCAGCAACCCCTCGACCAACGCTTTTGGAGGCAACGCGGTAACGGTCAAGTTTACCTATGGGGGCAAAACCTACTATGCGTACTATGCCCACCTTGATTCGGTCAATGTAAGTGTGGGTCAGGCTGTGAACCCTTCGGTGCAGATCGGTACCGTGGGGGACACCGGCAACGCCAAGGGCACTTGGCCGCATCTGCACTTCACCATCCAGAACGATAAGAAAGAGTATCTGGACCCTATGGCGGTGTTGGGTGGCGGCGGTGCTGGCTCGCCCGTGGGCAAAAGTGCATACGACAGTTTCAGCCACAGCGGGGGCGGCGAGGCTGTTGCGACGGGTCCATCCCCAGCGGAACTCAAGGCGATAGCCGAACAAAAAAAAGCCCGCGAAGCCCGCTTGAAGGCTGCAAAGGAACGAAAGTCACGGGCCGGTGAGGTACACATCCCAGGTAAAGACCCTAACACTGATGGGCCAGGCGCAGCCTATCAGGCGCAATATGAACGAACCGTGAAAGCCATACAGGAGTCCCAGAGGCAGATGGCGCATACGCCGCCCCTGCAAATGCTCATCAACCCGATGAGTTTTTCGGTGTCGAGTACCAAGGTCGCCTCCGACGGTGTGTGGGCGCGTAACGGTCCCAACAACGTCATCGAGCATTGGGGTGACGCACAGGACACCATCTCGGCCCAAGGCCGAGTGGCTGGTTTCTATGCGACGGACTACAACTCGTCCGTGATGGGGTCGGGCCCTGGCCTGACCCGCATGGCGAGATCGTTTTCGGCTTCCTACCAGAACCTCATGAGCCTGTACCTCATTTACAGGAACAACGGGTACCTGTGGTTGGAGGACATGGACCTTCGTGGGGTTGGCCGTCCTAACAACCTTGCCCTCGTGGGGTCGGTCTATCTCTACTACGACAACACCATGTATATCGGGTCTTTCGACTCCTTCCAGGTCACCGAGGAGGCCGAGTCACCCTTCACGCTTTCTTACTCCTTCGAGTTCACCGTGCGGTACACTTACCTGCTCGACCGCACCCAGCCGATGTCGGCGCAGGGTTTCATCGTCAACGGCCAACCGACGGGCCTTGTTCAGACGCCGGTTGCCGACCCCCGGTATAGTGAGTGGGCTGCCATGCCGCCCGACACGGTGATCTCGGACGGCTAAGGTCAACCTCGGAGTACATCATGGCACGCGGCCCCTTCCAAGGTACCTTCCAGCCCAACGTTCGCCCGACCATCACGGTAGCGCCGGATGCCATCGTCTACATCAACGGAGAGTCCGACGTCATAGCCTGTGGTGGGTGTATGCGGAAGTTCGACATCCACAAGTACATCACGAGCATCCAGGTCGATCTCAACGTGGACAGTTGCCCTGGGTCGGCGTCCATCAACCTGTCTGTTCCTCGGCACTCCATCGACGACGTGTACTTCGAGGGCGTTCCCGTCATCTCCCCGATGATGGAGATTGAGATTTACGCCAAGGGGTACTACCTGGTCGAAGGAGTCCCTCAATACTACCCCATCTTCTGGGGGTTCGTCACCGAGGTCACCGACCAATACTCGTCGGGCCAGCACACCATCGCCATCAACTGTGCGGACATCCTCAAGTGGTGGGAACTCTGCAAAATCAACATCAACCCCGCGTGGACGGCCCCCAAGACGGCTATGGGGTGGGACCTGTTCGGCAACGTGTTCCACGGCATGAACCCCTACGATGTCATCTGGACGCTTGCCCAGCAGGCGACAGGCGACGTCGTGGTGGGTACGGGCAGCCTCACCAGCTACAACCCCGAGGCGGGGCAGCAAAGTACGTTCGCGGCGGCCCTCGCAGACCTCACCCTGTATTGGTCCAAGCGGTTCACGCGGATGCAGAACAATCTGCTGCTCTACGGGGCGCAGGGTGTGGCGATTCGTGGTGCGACCTTGGCTCAAAAATACAGCCTGCACAAAGACGAACTAAAGGGTCAGCCCTTTGCCTCTCAGGAGGTCCGACGGTCCAACGGCGGCAAGTACGGCGGGGGTATGATCTTCGACCCCACCAGCCAGAACGTCGTGGCCTTCAAGACGCAGTTCGCCAACGCAGGGCAGGTCAACCTGTGGCAGTCCGAGTACCAGACGAAGCTAGAGATCGCCAACGCCGCCAAGGACGCCATTGGGTACGAGTTCTACATGGACGTGACGGGCGACATCGTGTTCAAGCCGCCCTTCTACAACCTCGACACCCTGCCCAACAAGCCGGTCAGTTGGATACAGGACATCGACATCATAGATTGGGACTTCTCGGAGTCCGAGTCGGAAGTAGTCACCCAGGTCCAGATGGCGGGTAGTTTCGGTGGTGCCATCGACTACGGTATGCCGCAGGACATTGAGCCGTTCACCAGCGTGACGGATTGGCACCTCCTTCGTAAGTACGGCTGGCGCACCCACCAGTTGAACAGCGAGTTCATGGGCGACCCCCAACTCATGTTCTACTACGGCATGGACGTGATGGATCGCTTGAACGCCCGTCGTCATCGCGGGACGGTCAGCATCCCGCTGCGGCCCGAGTTACGGATGGGGTTCCCCATCTACGTCGCTCCCAAAGACCAGATGTGGTACGTCACGGGCGTATCGCACAACATTCAGTTTGGTGGGTCGGCCCAGACGACGTTGACGTTGACGGCTCGTAGAACCAAGTTCTTCGCGCCGAGAGGCATCGGCAAGTTGAAACTCACGGGCTATACCCCTCCCGCCGTCTCAAAAGCCGCGACAACAGGAAAGGCAGCCCCAACGGGTACCGTGGCAGCGCCGGAAACCATCGAGCAGAATCCGGGCATCTTCAAGTACACGGCGAGGCAGTTGGCCGAGGCGGCGAAGTTCAAGATCGAGTTGGGGGACGCCGCCGTGCTGCCCCCCGAAGATTTGTCGATGTTCGATAAGCCCGCTGCCCAGAACCCCTACGCGCCTCTCATCTTGCGCCACCCAAAGACGGGACGCCCCTGCGGGTTCCCTAACGTGGTCATGGCCTACACACGGCCTTTCAAGCCCACGAAGCTACCCTCCGAGTCAGGGGTGGGTGGCTCCGAGATCAAAAAGGTAGAACGGTTGCCCAAGGCCGCAGAGGACAAGGCTCGTAAGACCGCAGAAGAAAGACGCACCACGAACATGACCTCCCTTGCAGCGGCGTATGACAAGTCCCTACAGGAAGGAAAATCAAGTGCCCTCCGCGTCAAGTATATGCAGAACCGTTATCAATACGGGCTGAACTCGGCAGGTGTGTTCACCTACCTGTACGACGCGGGCGGTGCGGTTTCCAACAATAAGCCCGTCGTCGCTGAGACAATCCTTCTTAGTGCCGCGAGAATCAGCGATGACTCTGCGGGGTTCAAGACTACTTCCCGAGGTGGTATGGCGCTCATCCGTCCCGTCTCGGATGAGCGTGGTTTTGAGGTTGTCGGTCAGTTTCGGTACGGCCGTGGCCTGTCGCTACGAGACGGGTCCCTTGTCTGGAACGCCAACCAAGCCAATCAGGCCGCCAGTATCTCCCTCCAGACCACGCTCTCGGGCAACTTGTCGGACACGCTGATCGCGCAGTCCGTGGGCCTCCGAGGGGTCACGACAGCGTTCCCCAACCCTGCGCGGAACCTTGCGACCTTGCAGCCCGAGGACCTAGAGACGGGGGCCACTCAGTTCGGCTCCAAGTTTAGTTCTGGCACCCCCACAGTGACCACTCCCGACTACTCATCGACGGCCACCAACCTCATCAACTCCGCTCCTCTGGGGTCCACTGAGACGCTGCGGATACCTGACAGCATTGAGGCCACGCAGCTAACCCGCGCCCTCACCCTTGCCGAGATGTCGGTCAAGGGTGACGTCACGGGGGGTGCGTCACCTTGTTCGTGTCTGTTGTCGCGGTCCGACTTGGCGTTTATGAGCCAAGCCACCAAGATTGAACCCGTCAACGGTCTAACCGGCGCTCCTGTCACGCTCGAAGGCACCACCATCACAACCACGGGCGGCAGGACCGACAACCGACCTGTCAACACCGACACCTTGCCTGCGATTACGTCCGATCAAGTCATCACCAAGGTCAACAAGTACCTGTTCGACCTCTACAAAGCCTTGGACGAGCCACACCAAGAACTAGAGAAGGCGCTTCGAGGCGGTGACGCACCGACAACACCTGGCCGCTTCCCAGACAACGATACAGGCACGCCCGACAGCCGCTTCAAGCCGCCCTTCAATGACCCAGCCCGTTGGGCGGCTATGGGCTTCACGGATATTGCAGGGATGGTCGATACCGCCAAGCTGGGCTTCCAAGAGGCGGTCACCACCGCTGCGGATAGCTTTGTCCGAGGGACCGTCATCAAGAACCTTGAGTTCTCGGTCGCCCGCAACGCCGAGGCTCTCGCACAAGCACAGGCCGACCTTGCCAAGGCACAGCAGGCGGTCCCCCCTGTCCCGCAATATGTGTTGGATGAGGCCCAAGCCCGCGTCAACAAGTACCAGCAGCAACTCGACGAGGAGAAGCTGAAACTTGCACAGGCCGTCAACGGAGGCCCGCTTTCGGATGCCGCTGTCAACACTCCGTCCGCACCGCCCCCCGAACCCACCTATGGTGCCGGTGCCACGGGTGCCTCCAAGAAGTACGGCAAATAGATGATCCACTACGTCTCCAAGTACCCCGACAACTTCGCCGTCAACGAGGACTTCATCGACAACCACGGCACCTCACACGGCTTCCGTGTTGGGGTGGTCCAGAGGGTCGATGAAGTCAACATGAAGGTGGACGTCAAGATCATCACGGGCAGCGGCTATCGGATGGAGGTGGAGTTGTCGCAGGCCATGTGCGGGCCTCGTAGCTTCTGGGGAGGTATCCCCGAGGTAGGCTCGTTCGTGATGGTGGGCTACCGAATGGTGTCGCCCAAGCACAACATCGCGGAGGCCACCATCCTTGGGTACCTGCCGACAGGAAACCGGCAGGGGCTACGGTACGATCCCTTTGCAGCCAGCGACCCCAACGACATCGACGAGGAGGACAAGGCCGACTATCGGAACTATGTCGGTGGTCCTGTACGGTACAAGCGGTTCAAGATGCAGCCTGGTGACGTCGGCGGTATGTCGTCGAGCGGCGCAGAGATGTGGTTGAACCGCAGCGTCAACCTTGTCAACAGGGCAGGCGACCTCATTGAACTCAGGGACGAGGAACGCACTCTCGTCACGCAAGCCATCCATCGGTTCGACAACGAGGCAGGCGTCAAGCGTTACTCGGGGCCGGTACGCCGACAGGTGTTCTGGATACCCCGCGAGGTGGTCACAGCCGATGGTTCGACCAAGACCTTGAAGGACGAGGCCGCTGGGTACTATGGCCGTGATGACTACCAGAACCTCGGCCCAGGTCCCGTCGGAGGCGATTACAAGTTTGCGTCACCGAGCGGTGTGCTGTTGGAGCAGTTCAACAACGCCACGGACTTCCCTCCCGTCACCTACTCGAACGGCAAGACCGTCTTTTACCCGTCCACCTCCTCGGAGGCTGGCATCGAGGCGAAGCCGGATGAGGGTGCCGGTGCCGCTTTCACGGAGGTCCGTACCGAGATCGCCCACGACACCGAACTCGTCCAAGAGGTCCACACGGAGATCGACGGGTTCTGCCCCAACCCGAGAATGACCTACATCGAACACGTCATGGGGACGGTGATCGGCAACGATCCCTACTCGACGCTAGGCATCAAGCAGTACGGGCAAATCCTACGCCCCCAGCTATGGGGGATGGGTAAGGCGTTGACGCCAGGCAAGTTCACCCTTGAGACTATCAATCGCAACAGTTCGGACCTCGATGCCAAGACCTCGGCAGCCGCCTTCCTGTTCCGCATCAACCCCGTCTTTACGACAGCCGACGACGTACCGTTCGCGGTCGCTGTTCAAAAGCAGGGCAAGCTGCTCATGCAGGTGCCGAAGCCTTCCAATGACGCCTACGGCGACAGTGTGAAGGGAGTGTCTGCGGACCTCAACCTGCTGGGAGCCTTGAAACTCTTTGTCGGCGCGGCCTCTCCTTCCAACACGAGCCTTTTCGCCAAGCTGGAGGGCGGCATCAAGGCTGAGATTGGTCGCAACACCGACACAGGGAACTCTCTCGACATCGTGTATCGCGGCCCTGTGAAGAACAGGTATGTCGGAGCCGCCGACGCGCAGGGTAACAGCCTGTCCACGGATGTCTCGGGCAAGCACACCATGATGTCGGCGGGCGACACCTACCTCCAGACGGGTGGTTCTTTCATCGTCGCCTCCAACGGTGCGGCGACCACTCGGGCCGACAAGATCAGCCAAACGGCGATCAGCGGCTACTCGATGAACGCGGGCGGGTGTAACGTCAACATCAATGGCATGACTTATCTGACGTATGCCCAAGACAAGCACGAAACCATCATCTCGGGAGGGGAGTTCAAGAACGTCATCGCTGGGCCTGTCGTCGAGTCGCTCGCGGCAGGGTCCAAGACAGTCACCGTCAACGGCACGATCTCCACAACGGCAACGGCGGCCATCACGGAATCTTCGGGTGCATCCATCACTCAAACTTCTGGCGCGGCCTTCACCGTCTCGTCTGGTGCAGCATACTCGTTGACGGCGGCGGCGGCGGTCAGCGTCACAGCGGGTGCCTTGGTGACCATCGTGAGTCCTGCGGGTATTGACCTCTCCTCCCCAAACATCATGCTGGGAGGCGCGGCCACAGCAGTTCTTGGTGTGGTGCGGGCAACGCCCTCGCTGCCCCCTGGGACTCCGACCCTCGACTACATCACAGGGCTACCGCTTCTTGGGAGTGCTGGTGTAAGGTCGATCTGATGCCACTTACACCCCCCACCATAGCAGGTACGCTGGCTGCGTCTTTTGCGGGGGTCGCCTTTACGGGCGTTGGGTTGCCACAACTCTCCCTCGGGGTGGGCACAGGCGTCAACCTGTGGACATCCAGTACCCTTGTCGTCACAACCGTAGATGTCGGCACCCTTGGGGTTGGTGCGGGGCTATTCCCTTGTGCGATCCCCCAGCCCCTATTGCTGGCGGGCCTTACCACGGGGTTTGCGGGCATGAACATGGCGGGCACATCGGCCCCCCAGCTAATAGCCGCTCTTGCAAACGGCCTCTCGCTCGCTTTCTTGCAGGGCATGATAACAACCGTGCATCCCACGGTTGGGGTCGGCACAGGGGTGGCTTCTTTCCCAGGGCCTTCTTCGGTACCGTCGATGCTGGCGGGTTTTGCGGCAGCGGGCATGACAGGGACTTCGGTGGCTCAACTCGCCACGGCGATTGGGATGGGCCTCGACATAGCCTTTGCAGGATTCACTATCCCGGTCCCTATTGTGGGAGCGCCTGCACCTTCCCCGTCCTCCGGGGTGGGTGTGGGCAAGATCATATGAGGTTGTCGGATGGGAATGTCGGTCAAGGGCTACGTCGTCGAGCCAGCCCGCATCGGGGCGGCTAACTCCCCGTTTACGTTCACGCCCAAGACGGCGATCTTGAACGCCACGGCCTACAACGCGCACTTTACGGATGGGTCCGAAAACGTCCCCCGAGTGGACTACTTCGTGACGGTGGTGCCTCACCCCCCGCCCCTATTGGGCGGCGTCCCCAGAGGGCAGTCGCTCGTCGAGGCCAAGTTTGCGTGGTCCAAGAACGAAGGAACCACCACGCAACCCTTCGACCGCTTCACCTACGACAACACCACCCAAGCCTTCAAGCTGCTGCCGGGGGGTCCCGTAGAGGTCATCGGCGTTGTTCAAGCCACCCTCAATGACTCTCCGCGTCTGCATCTTCCCGTGCCGATTGAGGGGCTGCCTGCGGCTCCCTACCGTTTGTCCTACGGGGCCATTGGGGGTGGCACCACCATCGGCGTCGTCATCGTAAGCGCGTTCGGGTCGCCTGCCTCGGGCACCGTCGAGATGCTGCGGTCAACGGGTGAGTTGAACTGGAACCCGTCGGACCTCACCGCATGGGAAGGTCAAACTCTGCGGTGGCAACGTCAGGCGTTCTTCACCCCCGACCAGAGCGACGGACAGATCGGGACGACAGAGGAGTATTTTGCGAAGGGCATCATTCTCAGCCCGTTACCCGCCACGGGACAAAGCCCTGTCGTTCGCCTCGATCACGGGGTCTGGTTGACCCCCACGGAGGTCGCGGATGAAACCGCTTTCACGATGCCTCTGCCAGGGGCCTTCCAATGGTCGAGGGCAACGGGCCTCATCAGGCTCTCGTACACGGATGCCTTGGCGGCTTCCAAGATATACTACGACGGCGTTTTCATCGAGTACGGCAAACAACTGCCCCGTCAGGACCTCGGCACCACCTCGGCCCCCAATGCGATTGTGGGAGCGCCTGATCGGGGTGGCGACCTCATCTTCGTACAGGATGACGGCTACCAGTTCCCTACCGTGGAGCGGGTGGAGTCCTTTGGTGCTGCGGCCCTCCAAGCCTCTGGGACCGTGCAGGTCAACGACGTCGGGCAGGTGCAGTTCTCGGCGTGGACTATCAGCCACTCCGTCCAAGTGGTGTTTGGCGACTTGTTGCTTGAGAACGGTGTGGGCCTCCGTTTCTTTCGCAACTTCCTCAACCTATCAGGGTCAAACCCCGACCAGTTCGATCTGACCTCATACTGGAAGCAGTACGGCGACTACGCAGCCGTGCTGGCAGACCCCATCGGACAGACCCCGTTTGTCTCCCTGCCCGCGCTACCTGTCGAGGGGATCAGATTCCCCATCAAGGTCTTTGTGGAACAAGGCACGGGCACTTTTACGGGCAACCTCACCAACCTTACCGCCGACAGCGGCGATCCTCCGTCGGGCCTCGGGTACGTCCTCTCCTACGAGGATGGGCAACTCAAGTTTGCCAACCGTAAGAAGGACCAGTTCCTCACCTTCACCAAGCCGAACGGCACGTTCCCGCTCCCCAACCCTTTGATTCTCGGGGCCAACAACAAGTTCGCCCTAGAGTCTGCGCCGTCCTCCAACCTGTTCAATGACCTTACAGAGGGTGTGGACTATCTGCTGGACCGTGTACCAGGCGTCGTCACTCTCGTCAACACGGTCGGCAAGGTGGTCGCGCAGGGCACCACCGGCATCCTCGACAACGGCAACTTCTGGGACCCCGACTCGGCCACCTTTCAAGTCGAGTCTAATGACGTCTTGGTGGTCAAGGGAGGGCCAGCGAAGGGCATCTATCGGTTGAGTGCGGGGTCTATCGTCACCCCGCTCCTCACAGACATCGACCTCGGTGACTTCATCAACGCTACCAACGTCGAGTACGAGATTCGCCGCTCCCCCGAGGTCATGGCTGACCGCTACTGGCAGCCCATCAGCTTTCCCGATCCCATCACGAGGGTCGAACGCATCCGCGAGTTGGGATTCATCCAGAACCAGACCGACATCATCCCTCAGTCGGCCAACGCCTACGGGATCGTCTCCCCCGACGGGTCCCTCCAAGACACCACCCGAGACTTCATCGCTATAGGCGTCACGGCAGGGGACACCCTTTACATCAGCACGGGACCCGACATCGGAAGCTATGTGGTGTCGTCCGTAGGTACCGATTTCTTGTCGTTTCTCGGTAGCCCGGTGGACAACTCCAGCACCCCGAGGGCTTACCTCATCTATCGCCGCCTGCGTCTCGACGTCGTGGATGCTCCCAATACTCGCTTCCGAGTCGGGCAGAACAACTACACCCAGATAGGCTCGACGACGGCTGTTCCGACCGACAACGATTTCTCCACCACACTCACCACGGGCACCGTGCAGGTGAGTGCTGCGACGGGGAACTTGAACTTTAGCGCGGCCGACATCCCTTCGGGCACCCCTCCGAAGGTGTATGCCTGCGTGACGCAGACGCCCGGTACCGACTACAGCCTCCAGCCGCCCCTTGGGTTCATTGAGTTCACCGAGAGGTTTGCGGCGGGTGAGGAGGCTATCGTCACCTACATCCCCCTTGACCAGAGTGGCAACCAACTCCCCGTCACGACAGAGCGGGTGACGTTCGGAATCAGTCGAGAGAGGCTCCCACCCCGTTCGGAGCCCGGTACCACCTTCTCGTTCAATCCCAATGGTCGCACGGTCGCCGCCTACCCTCCCCCCAAAGTCTATCGTGGGGGTCGCCCGCAGACGCCCGCGAAGGTGGTGGTCACTACGTCGTCGTCCTCGATGACTTTCCAGCCCGACTTGAAGCCCACCACGGACGCCGTGCCCCACGGGGCCATTGTTGGCCCTTCGGAACTACTCCAGATCGACTACAACGTGTACGAGGCGATTGGAGGTGAGCAGTCCGTCACCCTCCTGTATCCCCTCTACGTCGAGAAGGTCATCCTTACCGAGGACACCTCGACGTTCACGTTGGCAGGCAACCAGACTAGCAAGCTGCCCACCGGCTCTTTGTTGCGTGTGGGCACCCAGAATGTCTATCAGATCGCGGGCGCGACGTACCCGGCACCTGGCACCACCAACCGAACCCTTGTGTCCTTGGCGGCAGGGCAGGTAATCGTCAACGAGGCATCCGACCCACCCCTGTTCCTATCGTCCACGCCGCCCGACGGAACCCCGTTCACGGACTACTTCTTCACCACCGAGGACAATCCCTATCAGGTCATCCCTCGGGGCATGAACCGCATCAAGGTGTACGGGGATCAGACGTCCGTTTACGTCCCAGGCATCGTCCTGCTGTTCACCGACGGGACCCACACATTCTCTGACTACTACCTTGTGGTGGGGACCAAGTTCCTCAATGGGTGGACCGAGGTACAGCTTACCAGCAACGCTCAACGTCAGTACGCTCCTGCCACAGCCATCTTGAAGCGATCCATCCGAACCATCCGTGAGGACGGTGACACACGGGCCGCTACGCTGCTGCCTCCCGTGTTGTCTCAGCCCTACGGTATCTTCCGAAAGGCGAGCGGGAAGATTGGTCAGTTTGTCAGTTACGGGATCGACAGCGCGGGCATCGTCAACTTTGACCCGCCCCTGTCAGGGGCCGACGAGGTGGGCATCTGCTACCTGGGCAACGTGTCGGTGAAGCCCGCCAGCCGTCTCAAGTACACCTACACGCACGGCATCGTTCCGAACACGACGTCGGACGAAGAACCCAACGGGATGCTGGGACAGGTACTCAAGATGGAGTACACCATCTGGAGCGCCGACACCTTCTACTTCCGTGTTGAAACCCTCACGAACTTCCGTGGTGAGGTCACCGCGTACTTCGCCGCACAGGCGCAGGGATCAGCCCCCAGCTATGGCCCCCGCACCGAAAACGCGCCCAGCAGCCCAGGGCTGCCAGGGCAAGGGCGCGAGTCCATCTTCTACAAAGAGGCCCACACCTCCAACATGGACCTCGTGGCTCGCCGGTTCCTCAAGTATTCCAACGACAGCATCAACCACCTTGAGGATGCCATACAGAGTTTCGACGGTCGGCTCGTCGGTGCGGACAGCGGACGGTTTCGCTTTGACGGCAAGGTGGACAACCCCCCGCGTGACCTTTACGCCGACGTCACGAACGACATCGACGATCAGTTATTCTACAAAAAAGAGTGGGTCATCGGCGGGTTCATCTGGTGGGTGGAAACGCCGCGATACACCAAGATGTACCTGCCCAGCACCGTCTCGCGCCTGTACCCGACCTACAAGGACCACATCTTCAACGCCACGTTTGCAGGTTCCGACACCGCAGACATCAAGGACGGCGACCCTATCCTGAGTTTCGGGACGTCCGACATCGACTCGTTGGTTGAGTCCTACTACAGGCGGTTTCCACGCGCCCTCATCACCGCTTACGTCCCTGCGGGTGCGACAACGATCCCCGTCGATAACGCCACAGGGACCAGCGTGTTTTTCCGGCCCGGCTTTAAGAAGGACATGAAGGTTCTCGTGACCGTCCTCGGGACCGCGCTCCCCACCTACACAGGGACGGTGACGGTCGATCCGACGGGCACGGCGCTGACCGTCACCCCAGCGGTGACGACGGCCATCCCCCGAGGGGCCACCATCTCGCTGGACCCCACCGACACCGTGTTCCAAAAGCAGTTCGAGGCGTCCCTCGTAAAGGCCACAGGGACCCTGCTGTACTCCAACAACTTTTTTTACTTCAACGATCCTCCGCTCACCAACGAGTTCGTCGAGTGCAAGTCGGTGTATCTCGTCAACAAGCGGACGGAACCCTACAGGCTTCCCGCCCTCGACGGTCTGGCCGAGTCGGACATCAACGACATGGGCCTGCCTATCCAGACCCGCACCTTCGAGTGTGAGCAGACCTACGTTGACGAGGAGTACGCCGCCGTTCAAACCCTCGCCATCTCCACCACAACCACCAACACCATCCCAGGTGTTGCATTGAACTTCACGAACTCCCTGACTCGCACGGGAGGGTTTGGGACGCCAGCCCCCCAGCAGTACGACATCGTTCGGTTCATGACCGGCCCCAATGCGGGGGCTGGGTGGCGACTCATCACCGCCCTCACCGCGACAACGCTAACGGTGGACCCTCCCTTTCCCACCACCAGCGGTGCCGAGACTGTTCTCATCACCAGCGCCCCGAACGTTGCCTCTGGGACCTGCACGATTTCTTCTTCTACTTTGATCTCGGGGGCAGCCTTGGCATCGGCCGCCATAGGCCACACCGTCATCTTTACCGACCCCACTCACGTCAACGCTGGGAAGCGGAGGCAGATCGTCACTAAGCCTAACTCGACGACGGCAACCCTTGACTACCCCGTGTCGTTTATTGGCACCCCCAGCACTTGCACGTTCCGCGTCTCCAACCACCTCTCGACTTCGCAGTTGTGGGTCGCCCCCAAGATCGCCGCCAACAAGGTCAAGCCGTTTGTCCTCACCAACAACAGCCCCGCTGGCGGTGTGGATTCCGAGGTGTTGGCGATCCAGCGGTTCCTTGACGGCAACCCCGCCAAGGGCACGGACGGTATTCTCACCGACCTTCTCACGACAACCACGCGCACGGGCGCGGTCAACGGCTCCGACCTCACCGATGCCTCGTTCGACTTTGAGGCCGCCAACATCGCCGTCGGCTGTTTCGTGTACGTCGAGAGTGGCGACAACCGTGGCGTCTATGCTGTCACGGCAGTTACCCCCCAGACCCTAACGTGTGACGTTCCGTTTCCTACGGCGGGTAACGTCACCTACCGTCTCGTCAACGTGTTCGGCCTCTCGGTGAGCAGCCTGCGGGACCTTCTTGGCGTCCTGCACGCCTCACAGGATTGGGGGGCCGCAGCCAACACATGGACAGCCCTGCTTGACCAAACCTCTGTCGTGGCGGGTCCCGACGCCGCCTTCACCTACGTCAACAGGTTGATGGGCGATGACGTCTCCAACCGCTCCAACGCCCTATCGGATCGGCAGGGTTACTTGGCGAGTCCCACGGGACCGGCCACCAAAATAAGCCTCATCCTCCAAGACCGCGACCAGCTATACAACAAGCGGTTCATCTGGATCGACGGACGGGTGAACGTCCAGACAGGTCTGCTTTACCTGGTGGATCGCTATGCGGCCAAGCGATTATCCGACCTCGACGAGCAGATGAAGAACCTCACCAAACTGGCTTCCATGTAGGAGACGCGCATGACGGACACCCCCAAGGATGAAGCGACCACCCCTGCGGAGGAACAACCCCCTGCGGAGGAACAACCCGCTGGGCAGCCACAATGGCAGTACCGTGAGGAGTTGCCGATCTTCGCAAAGCTGCGTGATATTGCCCTTGTCTCAAAGTCGCTCGCTGAATCTGAGGCTGCTCGGCTACAGCGGAAACTCGAAAAGTTGAAGTACGGGAGTTAGTCGATGACCGCCGCCACCCCTTGGCTCAGTTTCTCGGTTGAGAACTACATCCCCGGCAAGGACCTGCTGGAGCAGACCCGCTCTGTGGCCGAAACCTTGGGGAACTACCTTGAGATCGTCAAGGCCGTCTTGAACACCATCAAGACGTTTTTGGTGGACCTCGGCAACCCCATCAAAGTCCTCGTGGATGCCCTCGTCGCAGCCATCAACTCCATCTTGGAGTCGCTGCGGCAGACGGGCATCTATATGTGGCTGCTGCTGCCCGACTTCACTAACGATCCCCAGCTAAAGAGGCTGCGTGGAGGTTGGCCCGGCTTCCTCCAGCGGTGGAAGGGTTCGCTACAGGACGCCAAGGACATCAACCGACCCAAGCCGCAGGCGGGTTTGACGAACAGCGGGTTCGTCCTCGTCGTCGTGGACTCCAACGGTTGGCCTGGCATCCAGAAGGGGTGGACGGTACTCCAAAAGTTGTTCAAGGGTAACGAGGGTCAGGTCATCCCTCCCTACCCCGCTCCCGTGAACTTCAAGGTGCGCCAATCCAACCGCAACGGCGACATTGTGGACGGGCTGGCTGAACTCTTTAAGGACCCTAACAAGATCGAGAAACCAGCCTTTGCGTTGGAGTGGGCGCTCGGACAAACCGTGCCGACTGCCGATAACGCTCTTGAGGGGTTGATGGCTGAGACGGGAGGAGCCTTTCTCACCCCTCCCGCTTGGCTTATCGAATCGACAGATGAGTACCCTAGCGAGGACCTGATCGACACGTTTGATAAGCCTGGTATCGTTTACACCATGCTGGACACAGGGCTGCGTGACCCTCGGACCCAGCAGCCCATAAAGACCAAGACACCAGTTCTCGACGAGTACGGGCAGCCCGTCGTCCTCTTCAAGGACGCTTTCGTGATGACGAGGGATACGTCGGGGTTTTGGGTCAAGTTTTTCGACGTGCTGGGGAAGTGGCGGTTCACCGACAACGGCATAGAACGAGACAAGACATATTGGTATCGGGTGCGGGCTTTCAGTGGGGAACTTGGTATTGACCGCAAAGACTCCGAGTCTTGGGGGACGCTCAAGGCTGGGACCGTGGAAAGGAACCCCGCGACGGGGATTTACAACTACAAGTACGCGGGCACCAATCTCGTGATGGGGTTGCCGACCCCCATCCAGCAGGCCATCTACCCCACCCTCCCAACCGAGTTTGACGTCATGGAGGCGTTTCGGTCGCTGTTTTTGGCGGCCTTCTCGCTTGGGTTCCACCTCGACCTTGAACTCAAGCCGAAGAAGGTTGGCGGTGTGGTCGCCACCGACGATCAAGGGAACATCCTGTACGATCCGGCGTTCGACGACAAGGGCGACCCCCTGCCGGGCTACCAGGTTTCCGACATCGGCAAGGGCACGATGTCGCAGTTCGGTGGTCAGGCATACAACCTCAAAAGCTACCCGCCCGTGCCCGACAAGAACATCAACCCTGCGGCCATAAGCGTGCAGGGCATGATGGCCCCGTGGACCTCCACCAACTATCGGGTGAAGGCCGCTCGGCTCATGAACCGCTACACCTATGCGGCGCTCGAAGGCGGTGGTGGTGGGTTCGCAGAGAGTTTCAAGCAACTCATGACGGGTCCTTTGCCGTTCGGTCCCCCCGCACAGGCTGAGTTGAGGACATCCCCCAACAATCTGGCGTCGTTCTCGACGCCGCTGGCCCTTGTGCAAAGGCTTACCCGCGCCGAGGTCGATGGCACGGGCTTCAATGCCACGGCCAAGCGGGATGATGCGGTCACGTTTGCGTGGGCGTATGACGACAAGAACGTTCGCAAGAACGTCCTCGCCGCTGTGAACTTCGTTCGGGGTCTATCCTACCAAGGGGTGCCCCCAGATTGGCAGCGTATCTCCATCTTGGACGACATGATCCCGTGGTCCTCCAAGATGCTCTATGACTTGGCCGACAAGGCTCAGGCGTTGGTGGACGCCTACAAAGGCATCATTCAAGACGTCAAGGACTTCATCGACACGGTGAACGCAAAGATCGACGTTCTTGAGAAATGGATACAGTTCATCATTGAGATCATAGATTGGATCGAGTCCCTCTCGTTCGGATTCTACCTGTTGGCGGCGGCCAACATCACAGGTGGTGTGGACGAGTGGTACAGCGCGGTTGACAACGCGCAGGGACAGAAGCCCAAGAGCAACGCGGCCGACGGGATGACGTGTGGTGCCTGCTTTGCCTATGCGGCACCCGACGTTGCGGGCTTTGCGACGGCTTTCAAGATGATCTTTGGTGGCTAGGAGGCTGCGATGGCTTTTGACTTTCTCGGCACGTTCAACAAGAGCCAGTTCGACCGCTTCATGACGTTCGCCAGATCGCAGTTTGCCGACATCTCGGGTCGAGTCGCACACCTCAACTACGAGAAGCTGCGGGCAGGGTCCCTCACCTTCACTTACGACGGGGGCGGGGTCCCTACCGCTTACTCGGCCTCTAGTTCGACCTCGACGTACATCGGGGGTCTGGTGGCGGCCTACGAGGCTCTGGGGGGCGACGTCAAGTTCGACCTACAGGTGCGGACACGGGCGCAGTCCGTCTTTTTGGTGGCTGGTACCGACACCTCGCCCGCTCAGTATATGTCGAACGGGGAGGTGGTGGGCGGCAAGGGTCTGCGAGACAGCGCCTCTGCGGAGTACATCCGAACGGCCCGTGAGTGGATGCACCCAGCCCTTCACTATCGGCGGGAGTATCTGGAGCGGAAGATTCGACGGGTCATCGACTATGTGGACCAACTGGACGCCGAACTGGAGTTGCTGGCGTCCATCCAGCAGCCAGCCGACACCGAAGGGTCACTTGAGTGGGTTGCCACCAAGATAAGCGAGTTGCTGACCAACGACAACTACCTTGCCATCTACGACGACAAGGGCAGGGACCCCCACGGTAAGTCCGTTTATGCTCCTTTCCTACCGTATTCCAAGAGGGGCACGACGCTCCCGCAGGTCGAGCCGGGTGTGGCGGGCCGCGACGACGGTGGATTCATCCCTGCCGGTGTGACAGGCGACGAGGAAGGGTTGGCATGAGTTATGACCGCCAGATCGACCAGGTTTGCCAGCATGGGATCGTCAACGAGGCCATTTACCTCTCGGACGATTACCAGACCCTCGCGCCAGCCGCCAGCATCGCTGCGGGCAATCAAGTCAAAGTGGTGTTGAACGGTGAGATCGAGGTGCCCTCAACGGGCGTGCAGACCCCACCCACCATGACGGGAACTCGTGCTGGTCCCTTCCGCATCCAAACGGGGGTCAATGACCTGTTTAGGGTGCGGCTCAACCAGACGGCCCTTCGAGAGGTTACCCTTCCAGCCAACTCCAGCATGACCACGGACAACCTCGTTCGCATCTTGAACGAGGCCCGTATCGGAGCCATGTTCTCGAACATGAATGGGCGGCTCTCTTGCGAGAGCATCCACAAGGGGGCATCGGCCAGCCTGTTCGTGCCTACCACCAGCACGGTCGCTGCCACCCTTGGGATCGCCGCCAACGTGGACTACAGGGGCAAGGACCTGCTGCCGCCGTGGGCCTTGGTGAACGACGAAAGCACCGTTGAAGGGCTGCCCTATCGCTTCATCATCTTTGATCGCCCCCTTCGAGGGGGCAAAGACTTCTTCCAACTGTCCTACACAACCTTCCAGCAACAATGCCGCCGATGTGCGGGGACGGGGGTGGAGAACGATTGGCGGTACACACGGACGGGCGGGACCGTGGAGGTGAGGGATGAAGCCCTCCTCATCCAAGAGTGTTTGAAACTCATCTACACTGAGGAAGGGTCCAACCCCTTCCACACCTGGTACGGTACAAGACTCATCGACCAGATCGGTCAGAAGATCGGTGCCAGCGGCATCATCCAGAACCTCATCGTCTCCGACATCTACCGAGCGTTTGGACGTTGGCAGTCCATCAAGCGCCAGCAGGAGGTAGCGGTGGGGCAGGAAGTCTCCGACGAGGAGTACCCGTATCGCCTCCTTGGGGTGGACGTCTCCCAGAGCAACACCGACCCTACGGTTTTTTTCGTAAACATCACCGTACAGAACCGTTCGGGCAGGAACATCGTGATCGACCGAGGCATCCGCATCCCAGAGCCGCAGGATTTACTTGGCTCCACACAACAGCAGGGGATACTCCGACAGTCCCTTCGGAACTACGTCCTCACAGGATAAACGATGGCTACCGCGCCCCAGCTAGAAGCACGAGACGGTTCCGGCTACACGACGGCCCTCAACTTCACCACCAACCAAGAGGCCGTTGTCATCAGGGGTACCGTCACGACGGATACCGTCGCCCTACAGGTGTCGGTGAACGGTGGGGCGTTCGTAACCGACCCCAACCTGCTCAAGATCGAACTCAACACCTTCTCGTTCCCCAACCCTGCCGCGTACTCCTCGGGGTTTATCCTTAGCCCAGGCATCAACACGGTAGCCTTTCGGGCCATCGACATCATCGGCGGGGTGTCGGGAACCTCGACGGCGACCATCACCCAGGTAGATACCTCGGACGCCTTCAACGCTGCCACGACGATCCCCACAGGATTGAAGGTCGCACGGCGTCGAGGCGGGGTCGATCTGCTGGTGTCCCGAGGGATCGAGATTCTCTACCAGAAGGTGTTTATCGGCTACAACGTCTATGCGTCCAAGACCCCCGCTGGCAAGACGGGGTACTACAAGGTCAATGAAGCCCCACTCCCCATGACGGGAGACGTCTATGAGGACTTCGTTACCGATACCTTTCCCGTCGCAACGTCGTGGTCCGACAGCAATCATTATCTGCTGAATATCCGGCTCACGGAAATGGATGAGTTTGGGAACGAACTTGCGGTTCCGCTCAATCAGACCATCGACCTGTCCCGCAGCTATGCCGACGTCCGCTTCAAGGGCACCGTCGAGGCGTACAACCTCGTCACCTATACGAAGTTCACGCACTATCGGGGCGGCGGTCTAGGGATCATCAACGCCGACCAGTGGAACGGCGTGCCCGACACAGACCCCCTCTACTACGTCGTCACCACCGTCTACTTCGACAAGTCCACCAACACGGAGTTCGAGTCGCCCTTTTCCCAAGAGGTGCTGGGCGCTCCCCTGCTGGTTGATACGGGCGTCATCGACCTACCCAACCGAACCCAGACGGCCATCGTCACCGACTACATCAACTACGTTGGGAGGGTCAACAACGAGATCAGCCTCATCCCTGGCTCGACCACCCGCGATGTCAGCATTGACCCGTTCGCCTCGGAGGCCGAGCGTCTCTGGTTTCTGATGGACTTCGTTCACCGCAGCCAGAGTTTCTTGACCCTCATGCAGATGGACAACGCGCTGGGGGGCGAGACAAGTGACGCGGTGTTGACCAGCCCCTACAAGTACGCCCTGAGATCGGCACTTGGGTACACTTCGGACAGGGCGGTTCAAAACCTGATCGACCTCCAGTTCGACAAGCTGGCGCGGAACGTCAACAAGGCACGTCTGGGCGGTCGGTCTGCGGTGGGGCAGGTGGTGTTCTACACCACCTCTAAACCCTCCATCGACATCATCATCCCAGCGGGCGTCGAGTTGAAAGCTGCCGGGGTAGCCACCTCGTTCCGCGTGGGCGGCTCCTACATCCTACCCGCTGCAAACGCGGAAGCCTTCTACAACTACACAACCAAGCGGTACGAGGTGGTTGCGGACGTCGCCGCCCTCAACCCCGGAGCCGATGGGAACGTGCCGCCTGGCTCCATCACTGGCAACAGCGGCGTCTCGGGACTATCCGTCACGAACGTCGAGTCACTGGTGGGCGGGACCGACGTTGAATCGAACTATGACCTTGCCACCCGCTGTATGTTGGCGTTTGTCTCCGTCGATACGGGCACGGAAAACGGCTACTACCAGACGGCGGCCGAGCAGGTCGGCATCATCAAGTCAAAGGTTGTGAAGTCGGGCGACCGCCTGATGATGCGGGATTGGGACGAAGTTCGCAAGAAGCACATCGGCGGCAAGGTCGATGTCTGGGTCCAGGGCCTCCGAGAGCGGCAGGTCACGGAGAAGTTCTCGTTCTCGTTCAACCTCGCCCAGAACATCCAATGCAGCCTCGTGGACCTGACAACCCTGACGTTCCGAGTTCTGGACTCTCGTGTGACGGCCACGACGCCCATCATCGAGATGCTCAATGACCCCACCCAAGGATACGGGGTGCGGAACGCCACCCTTGGTGCCGACTATGACCTCTCGGGTGTGCAGGTCATCGACTTCCAGACCTTCCGGCTCAACACCTCCATCGCGCAGCCCGTCACGACGCTCGATGACGTGGTGTACGCGGATTATCGGTTCCGTTCGGAAAACCAGTTCATTCCCAGCCTACAGCCCGTCCGTCGAGTGACATCGGTGGTCGGTGAGTCCTCGGGTGCCCTAGATGCGTCCGTCAACTTCAACCTGTACCGGCTGGAGGACCCCCTCCTGCAAGGCGAGAGTACGGCGGCCAAGGACTACCTCTCGGTCGTTCAAGCGAACGGTAAGCCCGCAGGCTCTCAGATTCTCGTGAACGACGAGGCGCACGTCCTCATCGGGTTCGTGCAGGAGCCTCTGGATAGCATCGGCATCAACACCAACACAGTCCGCGTGTTCAACTCGGATCGCTCCATCGAGTACACGGTGGGGGTGGACTTCGAGATCGTGGGCGGGACCGACCGTACTCCCATCAACATTGTCCGTACCTCGGCCTCCACCATCCTGACGGGCCAGCCTGTCGTCGTGGACTACACCAAGGACGAGAACTTCACCGTCACCTATGTGGTGAATGACCTGCTCCAGCAGTTCCAGACGGTGTTGAACAACCGCCGCCATGCGACGGCCGACGTCCTTGCCAAGCAGGCCATCGTCAACTCGGTAGAAATCGAGACAACTGTTCAGTTGAAGTCGGGTGCCGCCAAGGACAAGGTGGACCCCTTGGTTCGTGCCAACCTGAGCGTGGAACTCAACAGCCGTGTGATCGGGCAGGGTGTCGCTCAGTCGGACGTCATCAAGGCCATCGACGGGACAAGCGGCGTTGACTACGAGGTGGTACCTCTGGCCCGTATGGCGTATGCGGACGGCGCTCTCATCCTCCGCGAGCAGGTGTTGTCGAGCAGCACCTACATAGCGGGCCTCGATGCCGGTGGTCAGCGGGTCTATCTGTTGAACGACGCCCTCAACTACCCCACGACGGATGGGGGTGGTCTAGCGACGGAACACCGAGGGGTCTTTCAAGACGACATCGCTCTCACGCTGGTGGACAACCTGCTCTTGGTGGGGAGTCAGCCGAACCAAGCCTACATCATTGGAAACTCTGGCGCGGTGCTGCCTGGCTTCACCGACGTCACGACAGCGGCGACGGTCGCCAACAAGGTCTTGGTGTCGATCTCGGGGGCCGGTGTGGTGCCCGATGTTCCGGCCAACCACTCCTACAGCGTTTCCTACCGTGTGCGAGGCGACAAGGGGCCGCACGACGTTTACGGGTCCGAGGTCGAGTACCTCGATCTCGGCAACTTCACCGTCACCTATCGGGCGGGATAGCCAATGCCTCGTTTTGTAAGCGAAAGCTGGCGAAAAAACCTGACCGTCTCGCAGACAGGTCAGGAGTACAACCTACGTTTGGTGCGCCGGGCGCAGGGCATCTTTAGCCAGTTGTTGGCCCTGCTGCCCTCGAACTACACCTCAACCGTCGAGGGACCCAACTACACGGTCGAACTCAAGGCTGTTGCGGTCGAGTTGGCGAGGATGGAACTGGCTCTGGAGGACATCTCCAGCGACTTCGCCTTTGACACCACACGAAGCGAGTTCCTCTACACCACCGTCGGGTACTTCGTGTTCTTGAACGGGCGTCTGCCCGAACTGGAGTTCTCGGACGAGGGTTTCCGCAACGTCCTGCTCAACCTCATCCGAATCTACTTCCAAGGCAGCATCCCTACGTCCTTGGCCGAGGTGGTCGGCCTGTTCATGCAGGGCACCATCAAGGTGACCGAGAACTACCTGATCGTTCGACAGGGGGGTAGCGGCCTCGACATCTCGGACCAGTTTGGGTTCGATGTGGACGTCGTGATCCCGCTTGGCGGTGGGTTCCCATCCAACACCTTCGAGGCCGACAAGACCATCCGGCAGATCATCGACATCGTGCGACCTGCCCACACCCTGTACCGCATCCGCTACATCTTCCAAGACAAGATCATCCCCACGGACGGTGTGATCGGGGATGCGATGCGATGGGCGATGTCCAACTACTACTACGATGACTTCCGCTCCTATTGGGGTGGCCTCCGCGACAAGGATCGGCTTGGTACGAAGGCCAACGCTCACGTCACCGCAGAGATTCATCACTTCTAGTCTTTCAATACCGACCCCTGCATGGAGGGCGGCTCATGGCCTCTGCGAGCATCCAGTTTTCACAGAACAGCACGGTCGGAGCAGCGGGTAAGTCCGTTCTTGGACTAGCCCCCGACGCCAACGTGGTCATGACTGACCTCGGTGGACCGTCTGTCACCACCTATTGGGAGTTCCTGTCATGGCCCTCCCCGCAGGCAAACCCCCCAGCGATCCTTGACTCCAACAGTCAGGTGGCGACCGCGCAGGGGCCGTTTGTCGATGGCATCTACATCGTCAAACTGACTCGCATCGACGAGACAGGTACCACCCGCGATGTCAGGTTCTTCGGCGTGGCTGATGCCGACGGTTTGTCCTTACCGTCAGCGGGCATGACGCCCGAGATGTGTGACCTTGGCGACTCAGAGGCTACGGCTTCTGGATGGGCGGGTGGTCAGCGGGGTGACTCGAACTACCTGTTGGACGCCTACCTCCGAAAGCGGCGGGAGCGTGAGGGTCGGTACGCGGGTGACGTGGCCTACTTTCATCACACGGCTGCCGGAATCGTCACCCTCGACCTTGAGTACGGCGTGGATGCCACCATACAGGTGGTGGACATTTCGAGTTCACACCCGTTCGATTACAACATCCTTCCTGTGAACATTCAGAAGGGTGCGACATTCACGTTTGTTTTTCGGGCAGAAGCGGATGCCCCTAGCGTGACTATCTCGTTTGATGGTGGCCTCCTGTGGCTGCGTCCTACGGCCGGTTTGTTCGGCCAAGTGACTACCACGGAGGTTACTTGCACTTACCTTGGCGACGAGTCCTCCCCGCTGATTGCGAACGGGTGGCTGGTCCAGCAGGGTACCAGCCGAGCGTATAACGGCGACCTACTGATCCAGCCGAGCTTCTCCACCTTCCCTACTAGCACGGCTGTTACTATCAGGGGTGGTGAGGGCGCGGGACTTGTTGGCCCTGTGAACCTAAACGGGTTCAACATCAACCTGGACGGGTTGTTGGTGTACCCCCCGCAGACGACGCAAGTTCTGGCTTCCACGTCTGTACCCATCGAAATCTCGAACACGGCGGGCGGTCCCAACGCCTCCCCCAAACCGTTCCTTCAAGTCAATCCGCTGCTCTCGATGACGCTTGGTGCGACACCGACCATCAAGACGACGATGAAGGCTACCGCGTTCACCACCGTCCCCGTCGTGGTCGGCACTTGTATTCGCCTCCAGAACATCGGTGAAGCCGTCACTTTGCAGAAGGATGCCGCTCTCGGTGGGCCGCTGGTCGGGTCGAAGTTGTCGTTGCCTTTCAACAATGTCACCATAGCCACCCGTGAGATTGTCGAGTTCATGTACGACGGCAACTATTGGGTGCAGATGAACTTGTCTCCCCAGACGACGCCCGTGCAGATGTTTGCTTACTCGACGGCTGGTACCTACACTTGGGCGAAACCTGCTAATGCGACGTTCGTGCGAATCATCGCGGTGGGAAGCGGGGGTGGCGGGGCTTCCGGCCAATGCGGTGACTCGACGGCTTTTCGTTACGGCGGCGGGGGAGGTAGTGGGGGCGGTATCACAGACACCACCCTGCTGGCTAGTAACCTCCCCAGCACCGGCAGCGTTGCTGTCTCGGGTGGGGGAAATGGTGGGTCTGGGGTTACGGGACCGATAAGCGCCGCTGGGAGCAACGGTGCTGCTTCTTCGGTGACGTTTGGGGTCACCCTTACCAATCGAGTGATTGCTTACGGCGGGACCGGGGCCTCTGCCACACCTACGGCGACGGTGGGCGGTGGCGATGCCCTTTACAAGGGGGCATCCAACATCGCTGTTTCTGGTTCTGTGGTGACTTCTGGCTTTACCTACGTCCCCTCATTGTCAAACGCTGGTGCGGGTGCAGGTGGGAACGGTGGTAGCATCGACGCCGCCACAACCCTCGGGTACGGTACGGGAGGCAGCCAAGGCGCTCCGTTCATGGGCGGTGGTAATAGTGGTGCGGGCGGTTCCCAAGCCTCTCCCAACGGGTCGGCCGGAACCGCTGCAACCTTCACGGGTAACCCTCTCTATCCTGCGGGAGGTGGCGCTGGTGGTGGGGCAGGTCGCTACACGGCAAACGGCGGTGCCGGTGGGATTGGTGGCCTCGGCGGTGGTGGTGGCGGCGGCGGTGGGGCGGCCCGCAACGGGTACACCTCGGGGGCTGGCGGTAAAGGCGGCGGTGGTCTTGTCGTCATCTACACTTGGTAGGCGAGGCTCATCGTGCCAACAGGCTACGGGTACGAACCATACGGCGCAGGGACATACGGTGGCGGGCCACCGGGTGAACCCCCCTATGCCCGTTCGGTGTTCACCGACAAGGGACCCATCGCCAAGCCGCCCCTCACCCTCTTGCAGGGCAGCACGGCAACCTTCGTGTCTTATGACACCGTGCAGGTTAGCGGCGGGCAGTTCTCGGCCAGCCTTGTCGGCCAGTACCTAAACCTCACGGGGTCGGGCAAGCACGACGGCGATTATCTGATCCTCGGCGTTCCCTCCTCGAACCGACTCAAGTTGCGAGCCAGCTTCTCGCTCCCCGACACGCCTGCGACATCGTGGCGGGTCTATGATGCTCGCACAGGGCAGATCGCTGACCAGCCCAGCCATGTGACGGTACGGGTGAACGGTACCCCCGTGGCCCCAGATGCCGTCTATGGGCTGCTGGGGCAGATCGTCATGCCCAGCCCTTTGGCGTCGGGCGATCACGTTGAGGTGGACTACTCGTGGGTTCGTAACCCCACCGTCGATGTGACGCGGTTGAACTCCCGTGAGTTCAAGTTCAACGGCTGGAACCATGACATCGGGCGACCCAACGCGGGTACAAACCACACCTACCGATACAACAACGTCCTGCTGGAGCCATCCTCCTACAGGGCCAGCCGCACCATCCAACAGGGTACGGGTGTGACGGTGACGGCCCCCGACACCGTGACGCTCACGAGCGCCTCACTACTGAGTGGGTTCGTCGGCCTCACTTTGGCGTTGCAGGGGACAACGGGCACGACCTACAGGCAAGTGGGGGCAATCCTATCGACCACCAGCCTACAGGTGACGTTGGCCGGTCTGGTCGGACCCTACACGTCTTGGACGCTGCTGGACCTCGACAACGTTGTGCCCGCCGCATCGGAGCAACCCACCCAGCGTGAGTTGCATTACCGAGCCTACGAGCGGGCCTACACGGCGATCTTCAACGATCCCAACCTCTTGGTGTTCAACACCCCTACCCACAGGATCGCCTACCCGCCCCTTGAGCGGACCGTCACCTCGCAGTTCATCTCGTACTCCCCGACGGGGCTACCAGAGAACGACATCTACTACCCGTGGGAGCGGATAGGGTCTGGCTCAACTACTCTGACGGCTTCCAACCTCGTCGTTCAGAAAACGTCTGCGGGTGTGTTCCCGAACGGCAACCCGCTCTTTTGGCGGCGGCGGCTCGACCAGACGTTCCCCCATGCTTTTGCGTTGGCGTGGAGCATCGAGTCGGCAACCGCCACCCTCTACCAAGGGGTGTGGTCTGGGTTGGCGGCGGGGTACTCTACGGACCTTCGAGCCATGCTGGTGGGCTTCGTTGAAGTCGGCGGTATCAAGAAGGTGGGTTTCCTGCGGAAGGACTACGCTGACACGCCGGATGACGCTGCGGCATGGACGGGCGGCATCGACACGAACGGGGACGCTACGAACGCGCCCGCTACGCTCGATTGGTCGCTCCCTCGCAGCTACCGCATCTTCCGAGGCCGCGACGGCATTGTTCGGCTCTACATCGACGGCGAGGTGGTGGAAATCCTCAAGGTTCACGAGGACGATCTACCTTTCCTTGAGGACGTCCCTGCGCCCTTCAACGAGGTCCAGCAGGTGTTCTGGGGTTCGCTTGGTCGGGCCGCCACCAACACTTCGGCGTGGAACTTCGTCCGTTACCAAGTGCTTCCTACCAACCCCCTCCAGACGGCACCTAGCGTCTTTGTAAGCTACGAGGGCAACGATCACCCCGAGGAAGCGGCCTTCCCTTGGACGCCCGTGGGCTACCACGGGACAGAGACGATTCTCTCCTCACAGTTCGTCCTTATCGGCTCAACGAGCGCCACCGACGCAGCGACCGTCGAGAAAGCAGGGCTTGTTGGGGGTGACTTCCGTGGCCTCATGCGGATCGAGCCTCTCTTGGAGGTTTCATCGGACGTCATCCTCGATGTCTCCGTCCAAGGGTACACCTACACGCATGGGGTGGCCCCCAATGCCGTGATGGTGGCGATTGACGATGGTACCCGTCTCACACAACTCTCGTTTCTCACCAGCAAGGCTGCTCCCATTCTTGGGTACGGTGGCCGTAGTTTCCCGACCGAGTGGGCACCCACGCCGTGGTCCCAGATGGGTACGGCCTCCTCACAGATGGTTGGCCGAGTCCTCCGCATCACCGACACGCAGGCGACAAGCGGCCTCGTCTACTATGTGGACGACGTTGCCCCCTTCACGTCGGATGAGCGCGTCATCGGTGCCTCCAACGATTACATGGTGGAGTTCCGCTGCCACGTTCACTCCTACACGGCAGACGGGGTGGGCTTCTGCGGGGTGTCTGCGGACGCCTACGACGGCCAGCGTACCCTCGGGGTCTTGTTGCGAGTCAACGGTGGCGTCCGCGAGGTGGCCTTCCACTCAGACGGTACGGTGTTGGCGGGGTACCCGTTCGAGTGGGGGGACGGCGAGCCACACATCTACCGAGTGGCAAAGATTGGGGGCAACGTCACGCTGTTTGCCGACCAAGGGCTGCTGGGTATCCTTCCCTACACGGCCTTTGCCGCGCCCTCTGGGGGAGGTCTGACAGGCGTTCTGTCGTTTGGTTCTGCGGTGCCTTCCAGCAACCAAGCGGTCAGCACGACAGATTGGCATTACGTCAATGCGTGGCGGCTCTGGTCGGACCAGAAGTTCTATGTGGGGTTGTGGCGCGGGCAGGACTCCGACAGTCTCATCGGCTACCACCTCCCGCTCAAGGCGTCTTACCGCAACGTCACCGTGCAGGGCAGTACCGTGACGCTTCCGACCCTGCCTCCCCCTTCACTGGTGGCAGGGGATGACCTCATCATCGACGACGGCCCCAACAAGGGGGTGTACGGTATCCTCTCGGTAGCCTCGAACGCCCTGTCGCTCGACCGTGTGGTGGCGTTGCAGCCCAGCACGGTGAGTTTCCGAGTTCCGTTGCAGACGGATTGGCGTACCGCCCACAACTACAAGATCGCTCGAACGCCCGCAGGGGCCGTGACGGTCATCCAAGATGCCGACCCAGAACCCTTCATCTCGGTCGGCTACAACAACGTTGACCTTCCCGACAGCGCGGTTGGCATCCCTCGGCAACTGGCTGGCGGCCTCCCGAGCATCTGTTGGGGAGCCTTCGACCCCACGCGCCTATCCTCGTCGGCGTGGGACTATGTTCGCTATGGGATCACGAGATCGCCCAACGAACTTCGCATCGTCCCGCATCACCAGAACATGAACCAGCGGAACGTGATGGCGAGTCCCGAGCATCTTCGGACCAACATCCCGCACCCCCACACGAACTTCTGGTCGAGCAGCACGGGTATCCCTCCGCAGGGCACGGACGACGTTTTCCGCAACCCTGCCCTTGAGGCGTACACGAAGCTAAACGAGGACACGCCCCTCTACCCGCGCACACAGACTTCGGAGGTCCGAGTCCCCACGCCGTACCGCCGCTTCCTCTCGGCCTTCAACCGTGCCGAGGACGTCATGAACGTGGACGGCGACTTCAAGTTCAACGATGGTACGTCGGTGTGGCGACTGCTCGTGCCCGATGATGTCCTCTACAACAGCCTTGAGGTCATCGAGCAGACTACCGGCCAGCCCAACAAGATCGCGCCCTTCACCGACCAAGACAGCTTCCACCACTACTCGTTCGAGTGGCAGAAGGAAGTCTGCCTCTCCTACGACGGGACGACGCTGCCCGAGGACGCCGCCAACCAGCCTACCCCTTGGACGATGGCATCGGACGACGCCGCACACGTCACACGGCAGGCGACCTACCTGCACTTGAACTACGGCACGGATGCGACGGGCACGAGGACGATCTATCGGAACAACACCCCTCTCACCGACTCTCCGAGCCTCTCTACCCGTGTGTCGTTCCGCATCCGAGTCGAGCAGGACGGTACCTACGGGTTGGGTGACTCCCAGATCAGGCTTGGTTTTTCAGCGATTGGTATGACGGTCGCCCTAGCGTTCAAGACCCTGCCTTCGGGAGAGCGGTACGTCGCGGTGGTGGACCTCAACGCCCAACGTGTGCTGGCAGGCATCCCCTTCGACTTCCTTGACGGGGCGTACCACACTTACCAGATCGTCCGAAACCCGTCCCACAACACCGTCACCGTGACGGTTGTGAGCTAAACGATGCCTGTTGTCGGCTACTTCGGCACGGGGCCATACGGCACCGGCACCTACGGCGGCATCGCCACCACTACCTTCCGGCTCATCGCTGCGGAGGCCGTCAACCCCTATGTGGTGCGGCTGACCTTCGATGACAACCTCGATCCGACCTACCCAGCAACTTTCCAGCCGTCCAACTACACGATTGCCGGGCTGACCATCAATCGTGTCGTACCCGATCCCCTTAGCCCAGCCTCCCTGTATCTCTACACCTCTGTTCAGTCCTACCAGCTTTACACGGTGGTGGTCGATTCGCTGCTCACCCTCTCGAACATCCCTTTGGATGGGCAGCACAGGTCGGCCATCTTCACGGGGTACAGTACGGAGCCGTGTTTTACGGCGGTTGCCGTGGGTCCGCGACGGCTGCGCCTCATCTTCGTTCGGCCCATGCAGGTGAACGCCGCTCTGCTTGACGTCGCCAGCTATGCCGTGAAGGACGTCGCAGGGGTTTTCAACGTCGTTCAAGAGGTCACACAGGAGCAGCCAGGCAGCCCGACCTCGTTGGTGTTGCGGGTTGCCAGCGACCTTTCGACGACGGAGTGGAACATCGTCGAGGTCAGTAACCAGGTGGTGACGACAGGGTTTTTGTCCCTGATCCCTCGAACGGCGACCTTCCAATGGGTCAACCCAGACCTCACCGTGACGGTACCGCTGTCTCGGTTTACCGGCGAGGTGCAGGGAGGGTTGTTCGGCACTCCTCTCGGACAGGTGTTTTTCAGCCCCGCCCTTGAAGCCCCTATCGCCAACTCTGCCATCGAGGTGCAGAGCGTGGATGTCTGCACGGCCGCATATGACACCTATGAGTTTCCGGCCGTCCTCGACCCCTTCCCCCTCTACACTTGGCAGTCGGGGGTATCGCCTCGTCTCCTCAATGGCCCAGGGGTAGTGCTGTGGGCAGCCTTTCCGCGTCTCATGGAGGCCACCATCACGGTGGACGATCTCCGCACGGAAACGATGCCCGTTCCCGAGGACGGGCCAGCCGACGCCTACTTTTTGACTTGGGACCCCGCGCAGGTGGCGTTCCTCAACAACACCTATTGGGAACTCGGTGTCCCTGCGGCGGCTGGGCACGCTCCGTTTATCACCGCCAACAACCTTATTCCTGTGGTACCTACACCGTCGCACATCAACTTGGAGCCGTAAGGGGGTCGCACTTCCACTTATGGCCCCACCCAAGATGAACAGGAGAACCAGATGAAGAGTGTTGAGTCGCTGCCGACCGCCCAAGAGTCCCGTCTCTCCCTCAACCTCGTCAGCCGCGTGGAAGAACCCAAGGGGTACTACATCAGGGGTGACGTCACCGTGGAGTTGCGGGACGGGACCTCGGGTGACCTCGTGGAGCGCCGCGAGCATCGAAATCTCGTCGTCAAGGATGCCAGCATCCTTTTGGCCCGACTTCTCAAGGACAACTCGGAGGCACCCTTCGGTGCCTTCTGTCTCGCGGTAGGTACGGGTGACGCCGGTTGGAGCGTCTTGTCGCCACCGGCCCCCACCAACACGCAGCGATCCCTCTACAGTGAGATCGCCCGCAAGACTTTTGCAAACACACAGTTCATCAACTCGGGCGGCATCCCTGTCGGGTACCCCACGAACGTGGTGGACTTCACCACCACCTTTACGGAGTCGGAGGCCGTCGGCCCCCTCTGTGAGATGGGTCTGGTGGGCGGCAACGTGTCGTCGAACCTCGCCATCAAGAACCCTGTGACGCCCGCGAACGGCACCTACGACGCCACCGTGGTCCTCACCACCAAGGAAACGCTCATCAACTACCTGACGTTTCCCGTCATCAGCAAGCCTCCGACCTCCACGATGACGATTGTGTGGCGCTTGACCTTCTAGTACGGGCCGAGAGGATCACCCTATGAGCAGCAAGAACTACGGCCCTGCCGTCAGTGGCTACCTTGACCCCTCGGGGCGAAATTGGGAAACGCCCGTCTATCAGGCGGGCAAGCCGGTCCTCGACAAGGAACTGAACCTTGGTGGCGACTTGGCGGGCGGTCTGACTCAGGCAGCCCTACGCCAACTGATGCCTTCGGGCTGGATCGCTACTGACTTTCTGGGGACGTCCGATGCCCGTGGGGCTTGGGGCAAGGCGAACCGACCTAGTGATCCTTGAGGTCTGGCGGCGACTCATCTCGGCGGCGACGGGCGACGGTAAGAGCGGCCTGACCCGCATCTGGTCGAACGGTAACGTGAAGGTCACGTTAGACGTCAACCCGTACACGCTGGATGATGACCTCCTCGATACCAACGTGGGGGCCGAGACAACCAAACGGGTCCAGATTCAGTACCGCCTACGGGTCATCCCCAACGTGGACCTCGAAACGTACCCCGAGGGCATGGACGATCCGACTGTTACGGCCAGCACGGTTCCGGCCTCGGCTGGTGTGCCGGATGGCACTTCGCTGATCTCCTATACTTACTTCAATCAATCGTCCGCAGGAGACTCGGGCCTCTGGGTAGCGGGTGACGGTTCGGGTACCGCACAGACGGACCTTGGTACCGTGGACGGCTTCATGTACGCGGTACCACTCGTGGGAGTGGTGCGCCGCAACAGCACGGTCTATGACCGTCTCTCCAACCACAACGGGGCAGGCATCTTCTCGTCTGGTATCTCGGGGCGGCCCGACGGCTTGTTTGCGGACGTCGTGGACGCCCGAGACATCATCGACCTTCGCAGGGGTGTCAGTCCGACCGGCTGGAACTACCAAGAGGTTCTGGCGCGTAACCTTGGCTTGCTCCTCGACAACAATCTTCGGACGGAGTGGGGCGCTACCGTCAAGGGCGGTGGGTACTTCGGAGCCACGGTCCTGACCTGTGACGAGATCGGCGTGCAGCCGGGCACCATTCCAAACGTCACGGGTTACACGGACGGTGGCAACTTCATCGGCCAGTTTGACAGCGTGCGGCGGTTCTTCACCGACAAGCCCAACACCGAGATCATCACGGTCGTCTATAGTGCCCCTGGTGGATCGTGGACGGTCGGAGACGCCATCACCATCGACCCAACGTCCCTGCCTGTCTATGGGGCGAGCGCCTTCAACTGGTTGAACTGCAACCCGGCGGGCGGCATCCTCGTGGATGTCACGAACATGAGGTGGGTCGGTGAGGTGGCTGGCAAGAAAGCCAACTACAGCGCCGAGGACTACGTTGGCCCCATCACGAACCTCGGCACCTTCCCGATTGTCGCCCCCACCTTTACGTTCACGAGCCTCCCTGCAATCGGCCTCACGAACGAGCGCCTGTTCATTGATCTCGTCGTCGAGTACCCCGCAGGGCTAGGGTTGTCCCGCACCCCGACCAACACCTATGCGTCGTCGGTTTCGATCAACAACCCTTCGGCGTTGCCAGGCGTGACGTTGAGCAGCGATTACGATACGGCCCACCGAGGCATCCGGCTACAAGCCCAGCATCCCGTGGTGGCTGCCTACACGATGATCGCGGTGGCCGCGACCACCCAACGTTTGCCGGAACGAGCGGTCAGCATCGGGACCGTCACGGTCAACGGTGTGGGTGCCACGCCGACGCTTTCGAGTGACGGCACCATCCTCACGTTCCCGTCAGCGTTGACGGCAGGCCACACCATTGTCGTTCAGTACACGCCGCTACGGCCCGTGCAGGCCAACACCATCCAAGTCAACATCCCCTACGAGTCTCGGTACCCGCAGACCGGCAAGGAAGCGAGCCTTCCCAACCCGTTGACGGTGACGCCCCGCTTCATTGAGAACTTCCTGCACGTTCTGACGGTCGGTTCGGGATCGCTCGACACCGCATACCCGTACCCTTCGGCGTTCACGCAGATCGGTGGCATCTACCCTACGGCTACGGGCACCTTCAACGGCGACCACGAGTTGTCGGCTGGTGGCAAGGTCTATACCTCGGAGTTCAACGCTTCGACGGGCCTCCTGCGGCTCCCCATCTACGTTGGTTACACCCCCAGCCCGCAGGAAGTGTCGTTCGAGCGGGTTGCGGGTCACGTCGATGTCGAGGATCGCACCTTCTACCCCGTGGCGACGGCCTCCTTCTATGACCCCAACGCCTACTCGCAGCCTCTCACGGATGCGAAGCGGCACCGCAACTTCTTGGCCTTCTTGGCCGAGTTGCCGGATGACGCGGCGGGCGGTTCGGTTTTCTTTGGTCGCAAGGGGCAGCTTGTGATGGTGCTGCTGGTTCGTGCGGCGATCTTTGACAAGACCAACGGGGTGTTCTTCAACCCCGACCCCAACAGCAACACGACGACGGCCTGTGTTTTCCACATCAAGGGCAACCTTCTGAACAAGCGGGCGTGAGGACGTAATGCCTATCAACTCAGACCCTAACCAGATCGTTCAACCGGGGGCGGGCCGACTCCCTGCCTCTACGGTGCCTGCCAACGCCCTGCTGGCTCCCTCGGGGGCTGGTACGGGCATCACCAGCGTCTCGGTGTTGTTCGCCTCCACACAGGTCTTGTCGCCGTGGTTCGATTCCACGGGCGCTCTCGACATCGGTACGGTGTCGCAGACGGCTCTGACGATGGGCAGGGTCGCCTCGGACACCGAAATCCGTGGCTCCAACATCCGTATCGGCCTCTTGGGCCAGACTTCCACGACCGCTACCATCCAGCTAGGCAACGCGCCTCCCGGTGGCACGGTCGATACGATCATCCACGGCAACACGGTTGCCATTGGTAATGACGACGATACAACGGCCATCTGGATCGGTAACACGGTCGCTAACAACGCATTGATTCAACTGGGTTTCGCCGCGTGGGGCGGCACGATTGCGACGAACATCCACGGCAACACGGTCGGGGTGGGTAACGACTCCGACACGACCACGATCAGCGTCGGTAGCGTCACGGACGCTACCGCGACCGTTCAGGTAGGTAACGCATCGTCTTTCGTCGGCGGCGCGGTTGCGACGAACATCCACGGCAACACGGTGGGTGTCGGAAACGACACGAACACGTCCGCGATCAGCGTTGGTACGACGACCGCAAACTCGGCCACCGTCACGGTCGGCAACACGACGGCTGGTACGGTGACGACGGCTCTGGCTGGCAACACCGTGAACGTCGGTGTTGGATCGACCACGCTCACGATGGGAACGGTGGCGACGACCACAAAGGCGTACCTGCGAGGCACGACGGTCTTTGTGGGTGGCGATGATGCTTCCCCGACTCCCACGAACGCAACGACGACGTGGGTTGAGGCGGCTACC